CTAGATCCCGCCCCCAACTACCTCGTCAGCCTGGCGACGAGCATCGGCGATTCGAGCATCCAGCTCGCTCAGCTCGGCATCCATCGCCACGCGAGCCGCGTTGTGCTCGGACAGCATCAGAGCACGGGCGCTCACCAGGCGGTTGTAGGCGTCAAGCGAGGCCAGGCGCCCCATTGTTGCGGCGAACGTCTCCACTGTGTAGCCGCCGGCGGTCAGCACGCCGGCGATCTGTTCGGGGGTGATGGACATGTCAGCCTCCTGGCCCTACCAGGGCCATGCGTAGATGATGTGAGTGAAGAGCAGGAGCAGGCCCGCCCCCAGGGCAACCGGGTGCCAGGGCGCACTCCGGGCCCAGGAGCGGACCCGCTCGGATGCAGTCCTGCCGAGGCGTGGATCCAGAAGGGCCAGCGCTTCCCCCAGCAGGAAGACGATGGCGCTCACCCACAGCAGCAGTCCCACCAGGTCCATCAGCCTGCCACCCGGGCCTTCAGGGCCTTGCTCGAGTGGAAGACCGGACGGCGATGCGCTGGCACCTGGACCTCCGCGCCGGTCTTCGGGTTGCGGTAGGCGCGGGCCGCTACGGGCTGAGCCTCGAAGCTGCCGAAGCCAGAGACCTTGACGGTGCCGCCGGCGGCGAGCTCTCCCGCGATGATGCCGTCCGGGCCGAAGAGCGCGTCGATCGCCGCTCTGGCATCCTGCTCCCGCGACCAGCCCAGGCGCTTGCGGAAGGCCTTGACCATCTCGTCCTTGTTCATGATGCTGCTCCAAGAAGAGGGGGCGGGGCAGCCGAAGCCACCCCGCCCGGTGGATCTCGTTACGGGGTGGGAATGGGGTCGCCAGGCAGGCCGATCTGCCCCTTCCACCAGCGGGCGTAGATGACGTTGGCCACGACCGCCATGACGGCGACCTCGAAGGCGATCGCCGCGCGCGGGTCGGAGAAGTCCAGCGGGTGCAGCCAGCCGACGAGGTGGCCATAGGCATCGACCGCCCCAGCGCAGAGCCAGGAGAACCAGCGGCCCGCGGCGATCTGCTTGCCGCCGGGCAGCGGGATCCCGGGCAGTCCGCCGAACAGGCGCCGGACCTCGGTCACGGGGATGACCAGGAGGGCCAGGCTGGACAGGCGGAGCAGCGTCTCCAGGGCATCGAGAAGCTCGGGAGGCGCCTGCAGCAGGGCCGCCAGCAGGGTGGCGGCAAGGATGGTGAGATGGACGGCGAGGATGGTGAGCATCGGTTTCTCTCCTTGTTGCTCAGGTTTGTTGACCGGGCACGGGTGGCCCGGATGGGACACGATCAGGCGGCCTTGCGCTCGGCGTAGTGGACGGCTGCCCAGTCGCCCGGCCGGACGTAGTAGACCCGCACCGTTCCGTCGGTCAGGCGCTCGGCTCGCTGAGCCACCAGGCCCTGGCTCTTGAACTCGTCGGAGGTCGGCACGAAGCCGTCGCGGGTGATGGCCCGCTGCAGGGCCGAGGCGGGGTTGAGCCGCACCGTCTGCAGGCGATCGGCTTCGGTCATCAGGGCCCCGGTGTTGACCGCCGGGACCGGGGCCGGCGCGGCGCCGCCGGCGGCCAGCTGGTGGACGAGGGGCAGCAGGTGGCTGCCAGGACAGGCGGTGGCCTGGCCGGGCACCTCGCGGTGGCCGAGCACCTTCAGGGGCCGGCCCAGGGTCGCCTGGCTCCAGCGCTGGATGACGGCAACCACGCGGCGCAGGGCAGCAGCGTCCGCCGGGTCGACCTGCTCGACCTCGTAGTTGCCGGTGAGGACCACGCACAGCACCCGGTGGTTCTGGTCGGCGCAGCATGCCCGGGCGAGGTTCGCATCACCCAGGTACGCCACTTGCCCCAACCGGATCCCGATGTGGTACCCGATGCCGGCCCAGCCGCGGCCGCTGATGTGTGTCTGGGCGATCTTCTGCCAGGAGTCGGCACGGTCGCCCACGGTGTGGTGGATGGCCAGCATGTCGACGTTGCCCAAGGCTCGGCGGCTGAAGTCGCCGTTCACCCCGTTGGGGTTGCGCGGGAGCGAGCCCCGCAGGTCGCTGTACGTGGCGCCGAACTCGGCGGCCAGCATGACTCCAAGGTCTGGCATCGGAGGTTCCTCCTTGGGTGGGGTGGGGGTGGCCGGGGCCGCAGGCTGCAGGGCGGCCATGCGGTACAGCATCCCGGGGCGGGTGGACAGGTCGTAGGGCAGCCACTGGGGATCCACGGTGGCGAAGCCGAAGTCCACAGCGCCGGCGATGGCCGGGTCAGCCGCCAGCTGCGTGCAGAACCAGGACATGTCCGCGGCGTAGTCGTAGTCGCCCGGCATCGTGAGCCAGCCGCGGGTCTCGCGGTCAGCCTTCTCCAGCTTGTCGATCCCGCTCTCGGTGATGAAGATCCGGGGCATGGCCACGCCCTCAGCCTTGGCCCAGGCGAGGACCTGCCGGTGGCGCAGGGCGTACCAAGGCGGATCGAACTTCATCCCCTGGCTGCCTCCGCCATACTGGTGGAGACCCAGCAGGTGGCCGTGGGCCGCGGCGTACTCCAGGGCTGGCCGGTAGCGACGCCACTGGGCGCCGCGGTCCTCGTCGGGCAGGTCGGGCATGCCAACGCTGAAGCAGCCGATGACCGCCTTACGGCCGCCGCCGAGGGCGTCGATCTGCCGCATGAACTCGATGGAGAGGTCGGCGTAGAGGGCCAGCTCGTCACCTGCCTGCCAGGCCTCGTTGTGCAGCTCCCAGTAGCGGATGGAAGGGCAAGCCCGGGCAGCGGCGAGGACTTGCGCGATCTGACGCTGCCCGGCGCCGCCCAGCTCCTGGTTGGCGAAGTAGACCCGGCCGATTACCTCCGTGCCCAGCGACCGGCACCAGGCGGCGAGGGCCTCGTCGCCGGGAGATGGGTCCAGGAACTTCACCACGTTCGGGTGCACGCGCTCGACGTAGTCGCGGAAGGCCTCGTCGGCGCGGCCGCTCATGCGGTGCAGGCCGAGGCGGATGCGGCTCATCCCGCACCGCCTCCCGACTGCCGGCTTCGAGATACCCGCCCGATGATGGGTGGAGGCACCGGGTCCTGCACGGTCGGCAAGGCGGAGGCGACCTGGCCCTGGGCCAGCTGCCGCTCGACCGCCTCGAGGCGGTGCTGGAAGGCGGCCAGAACCTGGTTGGTGTCCCGCATGTGGGTCTGGATCTCGGCCAGTCCGGCGGCGACCCGCTCCATGGCAGCAGCTTGTACGGCAGCGGCGTTCATCTGCCTTTCAGAAGTCGCAGCCTGCTGGTCGAGCAGGCGCATGGTGAGCGCGCGCTCCGCGTCTTCGTTCTTCGCCTCACGCCCCGCCTTCGCATCCATGTGAGCGCGGAACATCTGAAGGACCTGGACGAGTACCAGGGCAAGGAGGGCCAGAGGCGTAAGGCTCGCGGGGTTCGTGATTGCGGTGTCCAAGAGAGTGGTCCTTTCGAAGAATGGCTCGTCAGCCAAGGCTCGGAATCAGGATCCCAGACAACACCAGGTCAATGCCGTCGCATCCGCAGATCCGCACCTGGACAGGATCACCGGTGATGGGCAGCATCTCTGTCTCCCATTTCACGCGGGCCTGCACCACACAAGGGTCGCCCGGGCCGGAGGTCACGATATCCCAGCAGATGCTGCAGCTGTCCTGCAGGTCGACGGCCTGGCACTCGCTCTCGCAGGAGACGCCGCCCACCTTCACCTCCCGCACGCCAGTGCTGCGGATGGTCAGTTCCTTGGCCCCGGTCTTCTCGATCTCCACACCGCAGCCGGCCGCCAGCTCCAGGGTGTCGCAGCCCTCGGCCACCACGTCGTCCGTCCCGTTGGTCACGACCCGGAAGGCGTTCGTGCAGCCCGTCTCGATATCGAGGGCATCCGGGTCGACGCAGCCGCGGAGCTGGTGCGGGCTGTCGCCGCGCTCCCAGCGGATCGAGCCGTCGGGGCAGACGATCTCGATGAACTTCTGGTGGTCGGGCGTCACCCGATCTTGGGAGTCTTTCAGCCACAGCCCGCGAAAGTCCCGGTCTCGGAGGACCATGGCCCGGCGCACACCGTCGAGGCGTCGGTGCATCGCATCCATGCGCGCCGCGGAACTGACACCCACCGCAGCGCGGATGTCCTGCGCCGCTGTGCCATAGAGCGGATGCAGCAGGCTTCCGGGAGAGATCCGAGTCCGAGACTCAGCCATGGGGGTCCTCCAATTGCCACAGCTCCAGCGACAGGGAGCAACCCAGCTCCGGGGCCAGGCGGAAGCTCGCAGTGCGGATGCGGGCGATGGCCGCCGAGAACAGGCCGCAGGGGTCGGGCAAGCGGGTGGACACCAGGACGCCGGGGGAGAGGTGGGGCCAGAGGCTTGGATCCACGTCCTGGATCTGGGCGGTGGCGGTGGCCACCATCTCGCGCCGCAACACCGACTCCAGCATCGCGGTCAGGCCCGCCTCGCTCGTCACCTCCGGCGCCGGCAAGGTCTCGGAGGCTGCGCCGCTACCCGCCAGGCGCCGCACGCTGGTGGCGGCCATCGCCGCCGTCAGGGCATTCGACCGGCCCCAGCGGGAGGTGGGCGCGGTCTTCACCAGTGCGCCAGCCACGTCCGCCCCCTCACCGAAGGAGAGGGCGACGCCTACCAGTTCGGAGAGCGGCAGCCCAGCCAGGACCGCGCTCGACGAAAGCATGCAGTTCTTGCCGTGGACGAGAACGACGTCGGCAGAGGCATCCGGTGCGCCGAGGGGGTGACCCCAGTGCACATCGAAGAACACGCAGCCCGGCCGGGCCACCAGGCGGAACTCCTCGCCGCGTCCCTCGGCCAGGCCCACCATCAGGGGCCAGAGAGCGTCGCCCGAGGTCTCGTAGGGGACCGAAGTAAGAGCCGTCACGGCCTGCACCGTCGGCGCGAGCCAGGTCTGCGCCGGGCAGGACTGGATGGCGTCCTGCACGAGGAGAGCGGCCGGGCGGGTGTGCTGGCCCTGCAGGGGCACGCCGATGCGGGACAGCCACTCTTCGGGACCCTTGAGGCTTAAGGATGCCGACTCCCCGTCGCCGGAGAACTGAGGCGAGAGCATGCGGCCTGTCCAGACCTCCGGCGCGCCCAGGGCCCGACCATCCACCTCGAGGAAGACGCCGACGCCGCCGGGCATCGAGCGGCGGTGGTGCAGGTAAGGGGCAGTAGACGGCACGTCGATGCCCGCGGTGTCCGGCCCGGTCTGGGTGAAGGACACCTCGACCGAGCCGAACAGGTCCCAAGTCCCCAGGGGCTCGCCGCTCTCGCCGTGGTAGGCGCGGATAGTGGGGGAAGTCATCAGTTCCACGCATCCCGGTGAGTGATCTCGATCCGCACGCCAACGGCTGCGCCGAGGTCGGTGAGGGTGACGGTGCCCGTGCCGCCGGAAGGGTAGACCGCCAGGTCGGGAGGGATCGCCGGGATCCGGCCGCGGACCAGGTGCGAGAGGGGAAGATCATCGAGGACGCGCCGGGCGCTTTGGTCGTAGGCATCCAGAGCCAGGCCCGTCTCCACGTCGACGATGATCCCACCCAGGAGAGCCACGCCAGCCGAGGTCGACAGGGTCGCCGGTGAATCCGGGCGGCCGAACTGGTAGATCGAGTGGACAGCCGACGACATGACCACGATGGGGGCGAGGTCAGCGGCGAAGTTCACCGTGACCGAGGACACCTCCCAGGCCCGGCCATTTGGCGGCTCCAGGGCGTAGCCGGCACCAGTCACCAGAGGGTCGAGGAGCTTGAGGTCGAAGGGCTCGATCCGGAAGCTCACGGTGTAGACCGAGCTTCCGGGCGTGAGGGTTACGGTGCCGGTGCCTCCGCCAACAGAGTTGTCGTACTGCCCGCCAACAAGCTCGTTCCCGTCGGCGTCGATGAGGACCGCCTTCAGGCGACCGCGCTTGATCTCCCCGGCCAGGCCGATGTAGCCGTAGCGGATGAGGTCGCAGGTCCAGGTGAAGAGCACACTGGAGATGCCGATGGGGCTGTCGAGATCCCAGCGATCGCAGAGTGGCAGGCCGGCTGCGGCGCCGAGGCTGCGGTAGTCGAGCCCGATGAAGGTGGCGGGGCTGCCTGCGGCTCGCGGGACGAAGCGCCAGTACATGTCGCCGTCGCCGGAGTAATGCTCGCGATCGTACTGCCCCAGGGAGCGGAGCATCCAGGCCGCTCCGCGTGGGTGGCGGGCGGCGATGTTGCCCGCGGCCACGCATTCGTAGTACTGGGTGTAGACGTGCTTGATGTTCGAGCTCGCCGTCAGGCCGATCATGGGCTTCAGGCGATCGTCCACGTAGTCCGGTGCCGGGAAGCCGACGCCAGTGGGGTCCATGCCCCAGACCAGGTCGATGAGCCCACTGGCCGGCACCCACCACACGCGCCCACCGGCGGGGATGCTCAGGTCGCTGGTATCCCGCAGGCCGCGCTGGACCGTGAAGATGCCGGCGCTGTCACTTACCGCAGTCACGCGCAGGACCATGGGGCCGCCGGGCACGGTGACCGGGTCGGTGACCAGGTAGAAGCTCTGGCCCGGGAGGTTGGAGAGCGGCTCCAGGATGTCGAGCGTCGTAACGCCTGGAGCCGCTTCGAGCTTCACGGTCCAGGCCCTGCCCGGGGGCATGTCGGCACTCACCCAGATCTTGGTGGCCGGGTCGTTCCAGTTGTCGCTCCAGCGCATGACGCGCCGGCCGGCGGCGTAGACCTCCACGTCGAAGCCATCCGCCCGGCTTGTGAGGCCCGTGACTTCCGCCCGATGATCCCAGCCGCCAGGGGTGACCAGGAGTGGCCGCCCGATGAGCGGCCGGGCCTCGCGGTTGGTGACGGTGATGAGCCGGCGCCACTGCTGCCCATCGGTGTCGGCCTTCTGGGCGGTGGGCGTGAGGGTGTAGGCAGCGCGCTCGGTGGCAACCGCCCCCAGGACCGAGGCGCTGAAGTCCGTCACTGTCGCGGTCGTCATGCCGGTCGTCACGGTCTGGTCGGCCGCGTAGTAGACCGGCTCCAGCAGGAGCCAGGTGCCGACGTACCAACCGTTCTCGCCGCAGTCACCTTCGCCGTCGGTGTTGGAGCTGTGCTCGGCCAGGGACACCGGGACGCCGCGAGCGGTCTTCTCGATCCCGTTCTCCTCGAAGAGGATCTCGTAGCCGTTCACCGCCACGGCGTCCGGTAGGTGCGGCGCGTAAAACCAGCCTTCCAGGAGTTCGAGGGTGGACTCCAGGGGGCCAGTGATGCGGTGCTCCAGGGTGACCTGGCGGGGGGCGTTCGAGCTGCCGGTGTAGCGACCGCCCCGCCCGGAGAGGAGGAAGGAGGCGTTGTCGCGGTCGGCAGTGCGACCACGGATGCCGCCGCGCTGCAGGTGGGTGGTGAAGAGCCCGGTGGGACTCGCGTCCCGCCCGCCGATGGAGATCACGGTAACGGTCATGGGGCACCGGTCCTTGCCACGTCCAGGATGCCCAGCTCCTCTGCCAGCTCGTGGTCCAGCGTCACCGGCCCGTTGAAGACGATGCGGCGGTCGACCGCGACGTCGCCACCGCCGGCGAGACCGAAGAGGCCAGGCGTGCCGGTGAAGATGTCCCGGAGCGAGCGAGTGCGCTCGACGAGCTGGTCCAGCTGCACCAGGGCTGGGTCGAAGAGGCGGGTGGCCATGACGAGACCGGTCTCGGCGGCCGCCGATCTCATGCCGTCCAGCTGGCCGGACACGATCTTCTCGATGGACGTGTTGGGGTTGGTGAAGCCACTGGAGAGGCTGGTGCTCATGTCGAGGCCGGCCGTTGCCGCCGCTGCCCGCAGGCTGTCGAGCTGGCCGGAGACGATCTTCTCGATGGAGGCATTGGGGTTGGTGAAGCCGCTGAACACGTTTTCGAACGGGATCGCGTCGGACTGGATGGCGCTGTCGTTCTGTCCGGGAGGCGGACCAGGAGGCGGAACGACGGGGTTGCGCGGTTCCTGGGGCGGCGCCTGGACGGGCGGCTCCTCTGGGCGGGTCACGTTCGAGCCGCTGTTGGCGGCGGCCTTGGCGGCGGCTTCGTCCTCCCGCTTCTTGCGGTCGGCTTCCTCCTGCGCCCGGCGCACCCTGGCGTCTGCCAGGATGGCTTCGAATCGCTTTTGCGCCTCGTCCGCGATGGCCGCCGCCCGCTTCTTCTGCTTGTCCAGTTCGTCCTGAACCTCGGCGTCGGTCTTGCCCAGGCGCAGGAGCTGGAGCGCATACTCCTCGTCGATCTGCCGGAGGCGAGCCTTGTGGCGCTCCTCCTCGGCATCCTTGGCCGCGGCGATGGCTTCCTTCTCGTCGTCGTAGCGCTGCTTCAGGGCGTCGCGCTCGGCATCGATGCCGTCCAGGCGCGTCTGCTGGAAGGCGACCGCGTTGTCGTGGCGCTTGTTCTCATCGGCAATCGCCCCTTGCAGAGCGGCCTTTTCGCGATCCAAGACCGCCTGTTGGTCCTTGGCCGCAGCTTGTCGTTTCTCGATCTCCGCATTCAGAAGGTCGAGGCCTGCCTGCTGGACTGCGACGCTTTCCTTCTGGGCTGCGACCTGGGCTTCAAGGAAGCCTGGGGCCCCGCCATCGCCACCGTCACCTGTGGCCCGCTCCAGGAGCGCGGCCAGCTGCTTCTGGCTGATGCCGCCCTTGGAATTCAGCGCCACATCTACGCGGCGCCTCTCCTTGTCGGTCAGATTGGGGTCGGCCTTCAGCTTCTCCAGGGCCGCGCGCTCGGCCTCGTTGATCTGGTCCTTGGTGATGCGCTTGGATGATGTCTTGTCCAGCCGGCCGAGGAGGGTCTTGAGCGCATCGACCTGCTCGGTCGTCTTCGCGATCTCCTCTTCAGCCTTGATCAGCTGTGCCGGATCCAAGCCAATGGATCGAAGAAAGTCCTTCTGCTCATCCGTGGCGGCGTTCCCCTTGGAGAACGAGTCGATGATGCTCTTGGCCCGGTCCAGATCGGACAGCTTCTGGTCGAGCGCCGACTGGTCAGCATCCGCTTGGGCCGTGATGTCAGAGAGCCGCTTCTGATGCGCCTCGTCCTCGGCCTTCAGCTGCGCCGCGACATCGGCCTTGGTCGCCGCTGCCAGGGCATCTAGGCGGGCCAGCTCGTCCTTGTAGGCGCGCTCCCTGGCCTTCTGCTCCTGTTCCAGGAGGACCATGGTCTGCTCGTGAGCGTCGTCCTCGGCGCCACGCGCCTCGGCCTGCAGCCCCTTGATTGCATCGGCTGCAGCCTTCACTGCGCGCTCCACGGCCTTCGCGGCGTCGTCCTCTGCCTTGGCCCGACCCTCGACCGCGCCGAGCAGCCGGCCGTAGAGATCGAACTGGGCGCCAACGTTGAAGGTCTGGTCCTTCAGGATGAGGTTCACATCCTCGTTCTGGTCCTTGAGACTCCGAAGCTGCTCGTCCAGCTGCTCGATCTTGGCGTCGAAGGCCGAGGTGTCGGCGTCCTTGTTGGCCTTCAGGGCTTCCCGCCGCAGGGCCTCCTGCGCGCGCTTCTGGCGCTCCAGCTGATTGGACTGCTCTTCGTAGTAGACCTTCCAGCGGTTGGTCAGCGCGTCGATGAAAGTCTTCCAGAGATCTTCCTGGCGCTTGGGATCATCGGCCAGGGATGCCAGCTGCTGCCGCAGCTCTTCGAAGTTGGCCACGTCCAGGATGCCGGCATCGCGGAAGAAGTTCTCGCCCAGGCTGATGCCGAGCTTTGAGAGCTGGTCCAGGATGGCCGCCAGGCCGCCAGCCGCTGGGTCGGTGGTGAAGAAGTTGTCCAGGGCTGCCTGGATGCCCTCGAGGGCCGGCCGGAGGACACCATCAGCGTCCACTGCTTCGGCCTTCAGCTCGGCGAGGGCGGCGGCGGCTCGGCTGATCTCGTCCAGGTAAGGCCGCAGCTTGGCGGCATCGGCGGCTGGGTCGAAGAGGAGGAGGCTCGGGATGCCCCGGCCGGCGGCGGCATCCACCGATTGGGTGAGGGCCAAGCCCCGGGGCGTCCAGGCCATGGCGCCGGCGCCCGCGTACTGGCCTGAGAGGTGGACACCGGGCGCAGCGGCGGCGATGGCGTCCTCGATGTCGTGCTGCAACCGGATAGACTCGCCGGGATTCATCGCCGGGCTCTTCGGGTTGTAGGAGGCGTCGATCCTGAGCGTCCACACGCCGGTCGCAGCTTGCAGGTCCTTGGCCAGCTGGGCTACGGCGGCCCGGGCCTTGTCGGTACCAGTGACGGTGAGGGGGATATCGATCTTGGTCGGGAGCGCCTTCAGCTCCTTCTGCAGCCCCGCCACGCCTGCCGCCGTCTCGACGCTCTGCTCGTTCACCCGCTTGAACCCGGAGACAGTCTCGTCCGCGGCGCTGACGGTCTTGGATGCGGCGTCCTCCTCCCCCTCGGTGCGGGTATGGGCAGCCTCGGCGATGCGCGTGCCAGTGATGGCCGCCTCGTTTCCAAGGGCCTTGATGGCCTCAGCGGCCGGCGCCAGGCTGCCCGGCACCCCAGTTCCAATTCCGGCCAAGGCCACCTTCGCGTCTGCGGTGGCCTCGATGATCTCACCCGTGCCGACCCGGACGCCCTTGCCGCTCTGGATGAAATCGCCCCCGATCCGCCCCACGTTCTGGGACACGGCGGCGCCAGCGTCCTGAGCGCCCTTGCTCAGCCGTGCTGTGTCCTGCACCATCCCGTCGGTGCTCTGGCGCGAGGCAGCCGCGCTGTCCTGTCGCGCCAGGATCATGCGCTGGTGCTCGGTCTCGACCTGGCCGGCCGCCACCTGGACGGATGCTGCGGCGCGCTCGTCGTCGGAGAGCAGCAGGTTGGTCGCATCGGCCGAGGCGGCGGCCTCCACGGAGCGCATGTTCACACGGGCGTCGGTGGAGGCCTGCAGGACGGCATCGGTACTGAGGCTGCTGTCGATGCGGGCCTGGTTCGACCCGCTTTCGACGAGAGCGGCGTTCTCGACGGCCGCGGCCTGGCTGAGATAGGCATCGGCCCGGATGCCGGTGGAGAGCTGCACCTGGGCATCGGTGGCCTGCACGGCTGCGATGCCGCGCTGCTCCCGGGCCTCGACCGCTGCCACCGACGCCTCAGCCTCGCCCTCGATGTTGAGGAGCATCCCACCCAGGGCATCGGCCGCTTCGACACTTCCTTGGGTCGCTTGGCCCAGGGTGGAGTTGAACTTGATGGTGGCCGCGGCCTCTTCGCTGAACAGGTGGCTACCAGGCGAGGCCTCCTTCAGCGAGCCAAAGATCCGGAAGGCTTGGTCCTCAGAGATCTTGCCCAGGGACAGAAGAGAGTTCACTTGGTCGAGCGCCGCCTGCGCGAGGGCGTCACGACGCTCCTGTGTCTCCTGGGCGTAGCCGGCGCGCAGGGCAGAGAGCTTCTCGGCGTTGCCGGTGTTGATGGCCTCGACTTCCTTGGCCAGGCCGGCCTGGAGCTCGGCGACCCGCTCGCCGACCTTGTCGCCGCCCTTGGCCTGCACCTCGGCGATCCTTGCCGCTACATCGGCCTCAGCCTTGGCGATCGCCTCAGGTCGCTCGGCCGCCAGTGCTGCCTCCTCCATCTGGAACTTCCGCCGGCCTTCGATCTGGTCCTGGAAGATCCCGGCCACGCTGTCGGCCAGCTGCGCACGCCCGGCCTCCAGCTCCTCGGCCATCTTCTCCGGGTCGAGCAGGGCCTCGGTGTTGAGCTCGAAGCCCAGCTCCGCGAAGCCCTCCGGGACGGCGAGCCCTTCCAGATCCTGGGCCATGGCGTCCAGCTGCTCGCTGGTAGCGCCGGCCTGGGTGCCCAGCTCCTGCAGGCGGGCTCGGGCATCATCCAGCGACAGGCTGCCGGCGCCCAGGCCCGCCTTCAGATCCTCGAAGCCCGACGCTAGGGCGGCGTTGGCCTTGATGGCCTTCTGCGCTTCGGTGTCGCCGGCGGCCAACTGGTCCACATAGGCCTGCCACTGGGCCTTGGCCTGCTCGCCGTTCAACGCGCCCTTTGCCACGGCCGTGGCCAGTTCTTGTTGCTTGGCAGCGAAGCCCTCGCTGGCGAGCGTCGATTTGGACAGAACCCCGCCATGCTCAGCCACGGCCCGCGAGCTGGCCAGGAAGGCGTCGCGGGTCTTCACCTGCAGGTTGGTTAGAACCGCGCCCTTGCCTTCCGACAGGCTCACGGCGTTGGCCACGCTCAGGAGGGCCTTCTGGTAGTCGTTCTGCTTGAGGGACCCGTCCCGCACCTGCTCGTTGAGCCTGGCCTGCGCCAGCCGGAACTTCTCGCTCTCCTGTACCGCGGGGTCGATGTTGGTGCCCATCTCCAGGAAGGCCTGGCCGGCGTCCAGGATGGCCCCAGCGGAGGGCTTCAGGCGCTCCGCCTCGTCTGCCACCTTGCCCACCCCGTCCCCGATACCCAGGAAGGAGGCCACGCTGCTCCCGGCCCCCGACAGGGCGCTGCCTACCGACGTGAGGGCTGAGGAGGCCTTGTCCTTGAAGATCAGCCAGTCGTCGCCGGCATCCCGCAGACCGTCGCGCCATTGGAAGCCGAGCCCGGCCAAAAGCCCCGACTGCTCGCGCGCCCGCTGGGCGGCCTGGGCGTACTTGTCGAAGCCATCTTGGCCCTTGTCGAGGGTGGCAAACTGGGCCTGCAGGGCCTCGTCAGCGCGGTCACTGGCGACGGAGACGAGGCTCATGACGGCGACCACCGCGCCGATGATCGGGAGGAGCGGCCCCAGGGCAGCCCACAGGGTGGAGGCCGCGGCCGAGAGCAGCCCCACGCCGCCGGCCGCTCCGGCGCTGGCAGCGCCCGCCGTGGCCGCCGCCGCCCCGGTCCCGAAGAGGGTCGGCAACATGCTGGCCAGGACCGGCTGCGCCAGGGTGTAGGCGGTGATGAGCGACGCGCCACCGGCTACCAGGAGGGCCAGGGCGGCGACCGTGAAGCGGATGGGGCCGGGCAGCTCATTGAAGAGCCCGCCCAAGGGCACCAGCACGCCTTGGGCGAACCGGGTGAATCCCTGGATCAGGGGGGTCAGGGCGTCCAGCATGCCGCCGAGGACGGGCAGGAAGGCGTCACCGAGGGAGATGGTGGCCGCCTGCACGCTGGCCTGGAAGACCTTCATGCGTTGGGCTGGCGTCTCATCGATGAGCTGGAAGGCGGCGGCGGTCGCCCCGGCCGTGTTGCCGAACTCGGCCAGCTTTGCACGCGCAGATTCGCTGTTCTCTCCGGTAGTCGACAGGATCGCGTTGAGCGCCTCACTTGATCCGACCATCTTGATGAGCGGTGTCCCGGTTGCCTCCGCCTCGGCGCGGATGGCCTCAAAGACGCCCTGCAAGCCGATCTGCTTGACCGCATCGGCCCCATCTGCGAAGCCCCGCGCCTTGAGAGCTGCGTCTACCATGGGGCTGGACAGCGAGACGAAGGCAGCCTTGAGGCCGGTTACGGCCTGCGAGGTCGAGAAGCCCTTGGTAGTAATCTGGGCGAGGGAGGCCAGCGTCTCCTCGATGGATGCACCCGAGCTTGCCGCGATGCCGGCCACGCCGCCGAAGGCCGAGCCCAGCTCGCCGAAGTTGGTGACGCCAAGTTTCACGGTGGTGAACAGGGCGTCCGAGACCCGCTCGGTCTCGCTGGCATCCAGGTTGAAGGCGTTGACGCCGACCGAGAGGGCGCCCACGGCTGTGTTGATGTCTGACACGCCGGCCACCGCCGCCTTGCCGGCGGTCTCCATGAAGGAGATCGCGTTGTCGGCTGGCACACCGGCAGAGAGGGCGTTGTAGAGGCCTGTGGCGGCAGTCGTGGCGTCTTGACCCAGGGCCGTAGAGACGTCGAGGATGCCGGCGTGAAACTCGTCGAAGTGGGTCTCCGCCTCTGCCCCGAGCGTGGACACGTTGGTGATGGCCTGGTTGTACTCGGAGGCAGCTGAGGTGGCGACGCCCAGGGCGCTCACGATTGCGGTGATGCCTGTGGCGACAGCCTTGGTGCGGTCCGAGAACTCGCCAAGGCCGGCTGCCGACTGCTCGGTGGCGAGGGCGACATCCTTGGCCGCCTCTGCCTGCTCCCGCTGCGCTTTCGTGAGCACCTCGGTCGCCTGGGCGGCCTCGGCGCTTCCTGCCCCATGCCTCTGGACGGCGGCTACGAGCTCGGTCTCAGCGGCCGAGACGCGCTTTGCCGCCTCGGCCTGGGCCGCTAGGGCCACGGCTGCCCGCGCCTGGGCCACGGTCATCTGCTCGGTGGCCCCGGCCGCGGCGGTCGCGGAAGTGCCAACGCCGCCCATGCCGGCCGCCGCCGCGGCCCCCGCTTCTCCGATAGCGGCCAGCTCGACCGAGGCGCTCCCGCCACCGATCTCGCTGAGGCCGGCCTGGGTAGCGGAAGCCTCCTGGCTGACGCCGGCGAGACCCGCGGCGGCCTGCTGTAGGGAGGCGTCCAGAGGTGCCAGGGAGCCTGCCGCGGAGCCCAAGGCATTCAGCGACACCGCCATCGCCTCCAGGCTACCGGAGGACTCCGTCGCCGCGGCCTGGACCGAGGCAACATCCGACAGGAACTGGCCGTAGCCGGTCGGGTCGTACTCGAGCGCGAGGCGGAGCTTCAGCTCGCGGCTGCCGGAGGAGGCCACCGTCTACGCCCCCTGCGGCTTCCAGAAGAAGACGCGGTGGCCGCTTGCATCCCAAGCCGCACGCCTGCGCCCATGCTCATCGAAGGAGGTGCGCACGCCCTTGTGAGCGCTATCGTCGAGAGTCTTGTCGCCGGTCTTCGGTTTCTCGATGCGCCACCGGGCTGGCTTGTCGCCGTTCTTCGGTTTCTCCGGAGCATCCATGTGGAACACGAGCTTGTCCTCTATGATGTCGGCTACTGTCTCGATCCAGATCTCCTGCAGCCGGTCTTCCCCGAGCGGGCGGTAGGGGCTGTGCTTGGCCTTCGCCTTTCCCTTGGCGCCTGTGCTTGAGGGGTTGAGCTTCTTCTCCCCACCCTTGCGCCGCTTCTCGAACTCGCCCTTGACGTGGCTGCCCAGGGCCGCTGCTGCGAGGTCCAGGTCCTGGGCCACCCAGCGGTAGGCGATGCCGAGTTGCGCGCTAGGCCGCAGGCCCTCCAGCGCCTGCGAGTGCGAGTAGAGCCGCCAGAGCGTCGGCTTCAGGTGCTTCGCCGCGAAATCGGCGCCCGAGCGCTCCGGGCCCGAAGAGGTGCGCCATCCGGAGGATCACGATGAGATCGGCCCAGTGGATGTAGCCGGCGTCTCCCGGCCCGTCATCACGGAGACGATCGGGCGCTTCTTCGCTGCTGCCGTCAACTTCGGCATCCGGAGCTGCCCAGCGCAGGACCACCTGGTCCTCGTCCGGCTCCTCGCCGGCCGCCACGAAGAATGGGCGCAGCTCGCTGGCCTTCACGTTCAGAAGCGCAGCCTCCCTCGCCGCCCGGGCATCCGCTTCGGCCAGGTGGTCATCGGCCGCGGCTTCCAGGTAGGCGGCCGGCGGCACCACGATGCAGGCCAGGGCCACAGCAGCGGCGATATCCAGGGTTTCGGCCAGGGCCTCGCCCTCCGTCAGGTCGTTCGTCAGCCCACCCGTCTGGATCATCTTCAGGACGGCGCTTCGCAGCGGCCAATGGTCACCGCCGCGGCGCGCCAGCTCCAGCAGGTCGATGCGGCGCATGAGCACCGTGGCCCCCATGTTTGGCAGGTCGATCTCGACCACCCGCGGGCCCTGGCTCTTCAGAAAGACGTCGCGCGTGAGGATGGTGCGCTTCGGCTTGGCGAAGGCTTCTCTCAGGGCCGCCTCCGACGGCATCTTGACGGGGCCGGTCGGTGCGCCCTTGGACGGGGGAGCGGGTACGCGTTCCGTCGCCGGTAGCGCTCCCTTGGCCGGCGCCTTCTGGACGCGGCGGGCGGCCGGTGCCTTGGGCGCCTGCGTGGTGGACCTGCTATTCGGTTGTGCCGTCGGCTTCGTAGCCATGTCGCATCCTCACGATCTGTGGCCTGTCTCCACGCATCTCCCCCGGTCCGCCGGCCGGGGCCGCCCTGGTGTGGGAGGCTCCGGCCGGCGGGGGTCCGTGAGGACGGTGGTCGGTAGGTGTTGGCGGGTGGGTGAGGCCCTGCTTCCTTGCCCTGGGACTGCCCGCCGGCTCAGTAGTTGGCGGTGCCGGGCCAGGCCGTGGGGATGGCCGTAACGGCATCCTCGTGCTCCAGGTAGTAGTAGAAGTCGGTGCCCGGACTGTGCAGCGACTTGTCCGCCGAGAACTCGAAGTTCGACTCCAGGAAGGACTCGTCGGCGAAGCTGCCGCCGGGGCCCTTCTTGACCTCCACGTTGGGGATCACGATGTGCAGATCGCCGGAGCCGTCCGCCTTGACCGCCCGGGCGATGATCGCGCCGCGCACGGACGGGTCGGTGGACTTCCGCGAGAGGCGCCGGCCATCGGCCGCGCCGACCGTGAAGGCGGCCAGGGTCATGCCGCGCATCTTCTCGATGAGGGCCATGTTGAGGCCCGTGTGCTTGATGCTCCCGTTAACCTGTTTGATGCGGCTGACCCGCGCGCAGATGGCATCGTCACCCCGAGCTTCGGCCTCGGAGAGGTCCTCTTCCCAGGTCACTTCGGTGACGCAGCCGATGTCGATCCCGTCCGCGTAGGTGGGGGTCGTGGCCGTCATCGGGTAGAACTTGGCGTCGTCGATGGAGTACGTCTTGATGGTGTCGGCCATGGTGGTTCACGCTCCTTGTCGGTTGCGTCCAATCGGAAGGAAGATGGGCGGGCGGCTCAGCGTCCGCCGCCCTGGGGGCCGCTCTTACCCTTGCCTAGGGTATCGAGATCGGGGGAAGGGCCTTCGGTGGCCTGGCCCTGGGGCACGCCCTGCGGGGCGGCACTCTGGCCGGCCTGATCCACCAGCTCGAACACGCGGCCGCCGGTGTTTTGGGGGTTCATCAGCCAGGCCGCATCGCTGTCGGAGACCTCGACCTCGGCTCCGGGCACGAAGAGGTAGACCTCCCTCGACAGGGCGGGCTGCTTCGAGATCTCCCAGACCAAGGGCTTGCCGTCAGCCCCCAGGGCGCCGCCGCGTAGAAAGCGAATCTTCTTGGACATGGCACTGCTCCTTTCAGCAGGTGTAGGTGAGGATCACGGGCACTTGCGCCCAGAAGGCGTTCGGTGGCCCGTCTGTGGCGTACTGGGTTACCGAGAAGCCGCGCGGCGCCTCGATGGCCTTGATGCCTGCCCCGATGGCCCGGAGCGGCGCCAGGTTCTCGGGCGTCGACAGGTGGTCCAGGATCGAGCCTGGAACCCCACAGCCGCTCATCAGGGTGTAGATGGCGGCCTGCGCCTCTTCCAGGCCGCAGCCCAGGCTCCAGTAGGCGGAGACCGCCCAGGCGCTGGTGTAGAGGCAGCGCGCGCCCGGCACCTTGTCCTCGCCCAGGGACGGGCGGATAAGGAGCACCGGCAGGCATTCGGGTTGCCCCACGGAGGCGATCTCCAGATGCAGGCTTCCGCCCAGGTGCGCTGTCAAAGCGCCGCTCAGGGCCAAGCCGGTCAGGCAGGCTTCCAGGGCTTTGCCTTGGGTGCGCAGATCAGGCGCCATTCCAGACCCCTCCAATGGCCCCGCCTAGCCGCAGGGTCTCGGCCTCCAGAGCCCGCTCGATGACAGGCTCCAGGGTGTCGAACCAGCCGGCAGTGGACTTCGAGGCGTGGGGCCCACTGACGTAGGCCGGCCCGGTGGCGGTGCCTTCCTTCGCATGCTTCTTCGCGACGGCGAAGGCCATACCGCGAATGAGCGCAGCCTGGCTGGGCCGGCGCTTGCTCTTGCCCTTGGTGACCGGGGGGCGAGGCACGATCTTCCTCCGCCGGATCCAGCGCTCGATGTCGGCCACCGGCGTGGCGCCGCCAGGGCCGCGGCGCTTCCCCTCGTTCAGGTAGCCGTCGTAGACGAGGTTGGTCCCCCAGGTGATGCCCGTGGGCGTAGCACCTCCTTCGACACGGGTGAGGGACACGTCCGGCTGCAGGGAGTTCCTGAGCTGCCCACGGTCCACTGGCACGACGGTGTTCAGGTGGTTCACACCCACGAAGAGCAGCCGCTGGGCCGACTGGCGAACGGGGGCGAGGAGCGCGCTCTCGTCTGGGAGCCGAAGGCTCCCGACCACCTCAAGGCGCAGAGAGGAGGCCACCCTTACACCGCCCTTCCGTAGTAGCGCACGAGGGAGCGGGGCAGCAGGGCCGTCAGCTCGCTCATGCTGAAGTCGGGGATGTTGTAGGAGGTGGAGCCGTCCTCTTGGTTGCGAATGATCTTGGCGCTCTCCTTGGAGACCAGGAACAGCTTGGCTGCCACGGTGATGACCGCCGCCCGGATGGCGGGGTGGATGGGCCAGGCGTCGCCCCAGACACCGGTGACCCGCACCCGCGAGCGGCCGCAGGCGGCACAGAGGGAGCAGCTGGAGAGGCGGCTGTAGGGCGGCAGGTCCGAGTCCGACCAGACGACCACCTCGCAGAGGTCCACCTCGGTCCAGGTAGCCACGGCGCCGCCGCAACCGCAGGAGCCGACCTCGACACTATCGACCCGGAGCGCGGGATCGATCGCCACCCCATCGCAGCCGGAGGCCGTGAAGCAGCGTGCTCCCTGGCAGGGCGCCACTTGCCGCCCGTAGTGGTCGTCCACTGCCGCCGACACAGCGCCCAGGATCCAGCTCGCCAGCAGCTCGTGGCCCGCGATGCGGCAGCCCTTGGGATGTCCGGCAAGCTCCGCCAGGGTGACGAAGCGCTCCGGGTCCACCGTCGCCCCGCAGGCAGCAGGCGGGCCGCCCGTACCCACGAGGGGGTCGGGCGCCTCAAAGCCGCAACCGGTTTTGGGGGTAGTGCAGGGCATGGGGAGGGTCCTTGAGATGGTCAGCTCAGCGGCCCTGGCCGCCGGTCCGCATTCGGTTCCGGCCGCGCTGCTTGCCACCCGCCGCGGTAATGCCCTCGGCCTGGCGGGTAGGGTCAAGCTCGGTCGCGGCGTCGGCATCAGCAGCGGAGCCAGGACCGGCCGATGAGGACTGCGCGCCAGCGGCGTCGGTCGCCGTGTCCTCGGCAACATCGCCGAGCACGCCGGTCCCGGCCCCGCTGCTGCCGCTCTCTCCAACCTCGCTACCGGGGCTGCCTGCCGGTCCCAGGAAGGCCTCCTGGTCCAGGCGCTGCAGGAGGTCCATGGCGCCTTCGGCCTCAAGGGCCGCCGCCACCTCGGGCTCGGTGATGAGTACGAACTGGCCGGTGCGCCAGGAGCAGGCCCCGTTGCGGTAGTCTCCGAGGGCCAGATAGGCCACGTCTGCCTTGTGGATCATGGTCGGTCTCGTTTCGAGCATCCGGTAGGGGGTGGGGCGGCGGGGAGTCGCCTCCTCCCTGCCGCCCCCGGTCCTTGCCGGTCAGGAAGTGGGATCAGGATCAGCCGGCCGCGATGCCGTAGATGGAGGCCACGGCCTCGATGCCGGCCGCCGTTGCCGCGCTGGCACGCCGCGCGAAGGCGCCGCGCCACATGATCGACACGTGCACAACGTCGCAGCGCTTATCGACCTCGACCACCACCTCCCAGTCCCGGGCGACCCCCACGCGGAAGCCGTCGAGGTTGACCAGGTGCGCCTGGCCGCGGGCGTTGTTGGCCGGGGTTACTACGTCCACCTTGCCATCGTTGGCGGTGAGCTCCAGCGAGGGGCTCATGTGGAGGGGAACGCCCCAGATGGTGGGCAGCGCACCGGTCACGATGGTCGCACCGTCGCCGGCCTTCTCGACCCACTTCACGTCATCCAGGGTGATGAGCTTGGCGTAGGTCTGGGCGTCGACGATGTAGAGGAGCCGGGACGGATCACAGAAGCCCCAGTGGCGGGCCGAGGCCGCGTCCCACATGAGGGCCCGCATCTTCATGAGGTCGTTGGCCACGATGCTGGCCCCGGCCGTGAAGAGGCCGGCGGTCACCGCGTTGTTGCCCGTGTTGTCCACCAGGGTGGCATGCGCCAGGCCATCCCAGACGGTCCAGTGCGGGGCCTGGCCGGCGGCGGTCAAGGTGAGAGCAGCGCCGTTGTTGTTGATGTTGGTGGTGCCGGAGAGCGAGGCGTCGCCGCGGATGATGGCTCGCTCCATGGCCAAGCGAGCCTGCTCCTCGGCGATCTCGGTGTACTCCGCCACCACGTCGAGGAAGCTGTCCTCCTCCAGCTCCACCGGGAGGCAGAGGTCCACCGTGAGCTTGCCGGAGGGATGATCGTGGGTGCGGGTGCCCACCTGGCTGGAGGTGCGGCACTCCAGCTCGTTGCAGGCGTCGGCCGGCGGGGTGGAGTAGACCTGCGGCACGCCGGTCAGGTTGACGATCTTCAGGCTCTTGCCCTTCATGGGCTTGGGGTCGAAGCGCTGGAGGAGATCGCTTCGGCACATCGCCCCCTTCCAGATCTCGGTCAGGGGCGCGTTCTCCACCAGCTCGGCGCCGACGCCGGCGGTGGCGGAGGTGTTGAAGCGCTTGCCGCTGCCCCCCAACCACGAGCGCACCATGGCGCCGGGGGCGTAGCCGCTGCCCAGCTTGACCTGCGCGTTGGGGTGCTTCTCGATGGCCAAGGCCAGGTGCGCCGCGAAGGAGCGCTGCGAGGGAGTCAGTTCGGCCAGCGGGCCATCGCCGACGTAGTCGGAGCCGGGGTAGTAGTCGCGCTGCACCCGCAGCACCTGGCTGGCGATGCGGTCCCTGAGGTTGGCGCCGCGCTGGCGGCCGCCGGCCGCCGGGGCGCCGGCGGGCTCGCCTTCGGGGGAGGCCCCGCCCTCAGCTCGGCCGCCAGCCTGCAGGGCATCGTACTTCTCGGCCTTCTCGACGAGGGCGCGCATGCTCGCCTCATCGACGGAAATAGTCGTGGTGGGCTTGGTGCTCATGGTGCTTCTCTACTTTCTCCTCGTGGCATCCACGAAGGGTCGGGTCAGGATCAGCTCAGGCTGCCGTGGTCACGGCAGCGAAGCGGGCAAGCAGGTCATCGATGGACTGGGTGCCGCCCTCCGCGCCACCCTCGGCGGCCGGCTCTTCGGCCGGGGTATCGTCCGCCGCGCCGTCGTCGGCCGCGGGCTCGTCGCCGCTGCCGCTGCCGCCATCCCAATCGGGATCGGTGGCCAGGACGCCGTCGATGTCGAGGATGGCGGGGTCCACGCCGGTACCCAGGGCCTTCATGAGGCCCAGGATGTTCTCGGGGATGTCGCCCACCACGTCGACGCCCAGGAGCGCCTGGGGCGTGATGGGCCACTCCTCGTCCTGGGGGCTCTTCGAGAACCACACGGAGGTCTCGCTGCCGTCCGGCCCGGCCTCCAGCTTCTTGATGGCCTTGACCTTCAGGTAGGCGTGGATCTTCTCGGGCAAGACCACCTGCCCGCCGCCCCAGGTGTAGTCGCCCTCCTCTTCCGAGACCTCCTGGATCTGGACCATGGAGACCTGGCGCGCGGCGGCCGGGGCCTGGCGCTGGCCGTCCTTTCGGACGGTGGCTCGGATCTCGGCGTCCGGGTAGAGGAGCGAGAGCGCCCGAAGGGCCTCGTCCAGGGGCACGCCCCCCTCGCCCGCCTCGGCGCCAGCAGCCGGCTGGTGGCTGGACTGCCCACCGCCGCAGCCGCAGCCCCGAGCGCCGCGCTCGCCCGAGGAGTCCTCGGCCTCGTCCAGCATGGCCTTCAGGACCCGCTTGGCGCTCTCGACCTTGTCGTGGGCATCCTGCAGGCTGGTGCGGGTGGAGCCCGAGTACTTCTTGCCGACCCGGGTGCCGGCTCCAGGCTGAACCGTCATGGTGCTTTCCTCCAGTTCTCCGTTGACGAACAGGGCCCGCCTCCGGTCGGCGGGCAGTCCGGCAACGATCACCGCATCCAGGTAGGCCGGTGGCGTCAGCCCCAGGCGGCGGTATTCGGGTAGCAGCGCCTCTCGTGCCCGCTTGCGCGCCTTGTCATCCGTCTCGTCGGCACGCTCCACCCAGACAGCTGCCACCATCGCGGCCATGGCCGCGCGGCGCCGAGCCTCAGCCTCAGCCTCGTCGGCCGGCGCGCTGCTCTCGGGGGGGAGGTCCTCGTCGGACTGGCGGGCCGCCGCGGGCTCGGCGGCGGGGGAAATGGTGGGGGTATGACCAGCGTCGGGAACAGCGAAGACGCGGCGCTCTTCGCCGGCGCCCAGCTGCTGGCGGGCATCCTCAAGGGCCAGGGCGCAGTCGTCGCCGGAGCAAGCCGCCAGGCGCTGCAGGGCGTCCTCCAGGGCGTTGGCCCTGGGATCCGAGGCCACCAGGACGCCCCGCGCCTCGGCCAGGAAGGCGCGGGTGCGGGCCAGCTCCTGGCCCCGCCTGCCGGCGTCGCTTCCGGCCAGGCTGCGCTGGCCGCCAGCCCCGTCGCCCCCGTCGTCGATGAGGGCATCGGTGTCGGCCGGCACGCTGACCACGCTGAACTCCAGCACGTCGCGCGCAACAGCCCGGCGCTTGGACACGCGCACCGGCACGCCGCGGTCGTCGGTGTCGTCCCAGCCGATGGACACGGCGAAGAGGAAGCCCTCGCGGTACTTGCGGTCGGCCAGCTCGCCGAAAGGGTCCTTGATGTCGAATGACGCCAGGGCGTAGAGCGCCTGTCCGGCCGGGGTGTCGATGCTGTCGATCTCGCCCCGCCCGATTGGGAAGTCCAGGTAGCTGTGGAAGGGGAGGACGACGGGGTTGCGGCGGTAGTTGTCCAGGACGAAGGGCAACGTCGCGAGGTTCAGCCCGTCCCGCTTGACGCCGGGCGTCGAGAGGATGAAGGGGATGGGGCTGCCAGGCGCGGCCGTCGTGATGGCGGGGTCCGCCACGCGGTAGGCACGCGCGGTGTACTGGGGGCCGGGGCGCTGGCCCGGCTCCTGACGCCGATCCTGGATGTGGGGAGTGCGACCTGCCATGCTGGCCCCGGACAACAAAAAACCCGCCGACGGAATGACCGTCAGGCGGGGCTATCGTCCGGGGCTGCGGGGGATGGCTCCTAGGAGCGGGGCCCGCACGGGGCGTTGATAGGGGTAGCCTGCTGTGGGAGCAGTGTACCACAACCCAAAGAGGTGCGCAAGCGCCTGACCTCAACAGGTTGTGGTGCCTTACTGGTGGGAGTAGGGCTTCAGTGCCCGATCAAACCAAACTAAATGGAACGTGCGACGGTCAGAGCCACCGGAGGATCCACTTGACACTTAACGCGGGCCACGTCACGCTGACCTGCGCGGCCTCGCCACGGAGGCGGTTGGCCTCTTCCTCCGCGCCACCTCCTGCGTGGAAGGACGCAACGGCCGCCTGGCGCTGCTCCAGCACGGTTCCCGTTTCCTCGGCACCAAGCGCCGCCGAGCCCTCACCATCCTCCACAACTTAGCCATCCACCGGCCTGACGACTCCACCCCCGCCAGCCGCTTCTTCCGCCAACCCCACCGCGACCTCGTCGCCTTCCTCCTCGACCACCTCAACCTACCCCCTCCGACCCAGACCCTCCGCCTCTCGCGCCTCCGCCCTCACCAAGGGGTGGGTGAGCTTGTGAAAGGGGCCAAAGGACCCCCTAAGGACATGGCGGGGTCCCGGGAATATGGACCCTTGCCCAGTAACACCATCGGCCACATACACCAGTGATTCTTTCGATGGCGCAGTTGGTAAGGCAATCTAGGTGGTTCTGGCGGCACTGTGTACATATATACGCCTCATCGGGCGGCCCAGAAGGGCAGGGAACTGGAGCTGGCTCTGGTCCTCCCCCTGTTGGCGTTGGCTGAGGGGGAGAACACGCCTCAATAATCTTGTGGTGGTTTGCGATGGCACGAACCACATCGAAACCACTTGTTCCCTGCAAATTGTGCAACTTTATCCAGTGCGCTACCCACGCTGGTGCTGTGTCGGGTGAATTTGCAAGCGAATCAAAGATGCCCTTATGCATCGCGGTACTCGTGTCGTTTTCTGGGTCAATCGGGCAATCCATGGCATCGACGTGGGGGGGGACATAGTCAGCCATGTCCCACAAGAACGCCGCCATGTCCTCGTATTGACCCTCTGGGCCAATGCCGCGCATGCCCTCTGCTAGAGTATATGGTCTATACCAGCGTTGGGTTCCGAGGTAACCCACGGCTTGTTCCTTGGACCAATTAAAGAAGCTCGCTAGCCCCTCTAGGAATCCCTGGCGCCTTGCTTCAACCCCTGGAATGTAAATGTGATGGCCACTCTTGGCGCCGTGAACGACATGGCCATACTCATGAACCATCGCATCGCTGTGGAGCCCGATGGATCCTGGAAGAACCCTGATCCTGTTATTGGTCACAACGCACGCCCCTGCGGTAGGAGGGCATGCCTTATTGGGATAGCCTACCAGAGTCTTGTATAGAGCATTCCCCTTGATCTCAAGGTCCGCAACGACAGGAGACCGCATCGCTGCTCGCACCCCATGAGTGACACCAGTGAGGTTAGTCGCAATAAACATCGCGACGGGTGCCCCCTGAGCACTTCCAAGCTTCAGTAGGCCCAGGTCGATATGAAAGGGGCATCGATAAAACCTAATGCCGGCTGGATACCAATCTGTCCAATAATCATGAGTAGGGTCAGTGTTTTCAATTGCCTCGACAACATGCCACCCTCGTTGCACACGCGTTGAATACTCTTGCCACGCACCAGGTGCACCACATTCGGCACTGTCTGTTGCAATGACTCGTACCCGCACATAGTTTGCCTGCGCGATGCACGCGTCATAACTCCCATCACTACCAGTAATTGTGACTCCTAGACGTTCATTGGCGCTAGCGCCTATCCCCACCCCATTTATAGAGGAGGAGCTGTTTGAGTCGCTCGCTAGCTTCGTGCTTCCATAGAACTCCACCCTAAGTTGAGCGGCGGGGACGCCATTGACCTCGACGGCCCCCTTGACACGCATCTTTGCGGACTTGTTGGTGGGACAGTAGTCGAGCGCATCAACCTGACATTGAGGACAGGGCTGTGGTTGGGGATTGCCATTTGGAGGATTTGGAATCGTCCGTCGCGGAACACGAAACCTGATTGGGGTAGGGGAGGGAGTCGGGTTCGCTGGAGTCGGAGAGAAGTACGGTGTCAAGCTTGCGGTTGGCGTAGGATCCGTTGGCCCTAGCGTGAACGTGGCCTCTGATGTTGCCGTCGCTGGATAAGCAATGTCTGTCCCTGTTGGGGCGACACATGGGAACTCGCCACCTTCAAGGAGGAGGGAGACATCAGGATACCCCAAGAGGTTCTCTGACTGAGGAAGGTCAACATGAGCACTGATAACCCAATTGCACTCAACCGTCGATGGGACAAATGCGAAGGGATAGACAAATGCCTGACCGGGTTCAATAATCTCACTGACCACGAGATTCGATGATGACAACCAACCTGGTGGCAACTCAATTGTTGCTTGAATCGGAATTGAGTGACCCCGCATGTGCGACAAATGCAGCTGGGCCACGACCGTATTGCCCGCCACTGGGTCTGACAAGAGTTTAATATACCCATCGACCCCCGCAGGGTCGTCTTCCGGGGCGGGTGTGTTTGCAGTAGTGGGGGCCGCAAGAAGCGGAACTTCCGTTCCATCAATATAAGAAATGCTCGCCCCTGGCGCACTCTGCACCACCACTCCTGACGCAGGCTGATCCTGCAGGTCTACCCCGTCATCTGGGTAATCTGTGCTGAATGATCCGGGGCGACTAGATCCGCCGACGCGAGCGAACAAAGTTGTCACAAGGCTACTCGTGAGGTCAAAACTCTCAGCGTGCAAGAATACGTTTATCTCGTGGTGTCTCTTATCGCTCTCGCCTCCACTTGGCGACGCGTCGATCTGCACCTGGAAATCTCCCATGACGTCAAATGTTCGATTCCAAAGCAGATACGTTGAAACACCTGGAGTGACTTCCCCAGGATATGTAACACTGCTCTCCGCCTCGATCATCTGGTCGTATGGCGGGTTGGATGCGTGAATAGTCCAAGGAGACGGAAACTCAACCACCAATTGCCCGTCACTAAACTCGAACATGGGGACAATCTTCACTTGGATCGTAGATACTTGCCCTACCTGCGGGGCCGGCGATCCCTCAATACTCGCAACCGCAGGAATTGCGCCAGGCGGTAGGTCAAACACATTATCGCCACCGTGTCGGCCGTCTATGTTGCTCGCACGATCAACAGGCTCGTCAACATCTTCGCGCCCCCACGAAAATGCAAGAAGCCCAGCAAGGGAGATGCACAGAGTACCAGCAAGCACTGCCAGCTTCATAGAGAAAGGTCGGCGCATTCTAGGCTCTCCTTTGACGTCACAGAAGGCACATTCCGGAATTCGACCTTGAGTCAGCTGGTGCACATACCCGCCAGACTAAGGGCAGATGCAACTGCAGGTGGAGTGCATAGCGAAGGAAAGCTGTGTTTGGAGTACGGGAGATCGCAGCAGGAGATGCCGTTCCTCGACAGAGCTCACCCCGGCTCATGCAACCGGTATCGAAGCCCAACTATGGCCTGGGAGAAAGCAGACACCCACACGCCTGGGCGCGCGGGTGGCCACTCATCATCCTCACCGAACTTGAGCCGCGCCCCTACCAGCGGTGACTAAGCTGGGGCACGGTGGACCGCCCGGCTAACTTGCCCCCAAGGTAAGGGAGATTTTGATCAGTGTCAAGTCGTAATCGGGTCGTATGTCTTGGGACCTACTGAGTGATCTGGTTCATACGCTACCGCAGTCCTCCCTAGCACCCGCCCAATCAGCCTCTCCAGCCCCCTGACCCGCCGCAGCAGGTCATGCAGCTCCCGCCGGTCCAGGCAAACCATGTCCCGCTCACTCGCAGTCTCGGTCGGAATCTCGTCTATGGCCGCGGCTGTGCCCAGGCCCCTGCCTTCCGCCACCTCGCCGCGCCCTGTCGCCTGAACCGCAGTCAAAGCGTCCACGCTCAAACCTCCTTCAATCCTCAAGAACTAGCTGTTGCACGCACCGACACTGGATGTCCTCCTCCGGGGCCCCGCAGTCACCCGGCGCCTCGCAGGCATTGCCGCCAACGATGAAGGGCTCGTCCAGCCCCACCTCCTGCCCGTGAGCATCACGGTGACTGTCTCGCACCCGGTCGTCCAGGCTGGTCAGCCACCTGCGGCCCTTCACTACCCCGCTTTGCCGGGCGGCCTCGGTGGCCACGGTCTGGCTGGCCGAGTGGGTCTCGGTCCAGGCGATCATCTCGGCCCGGCTGCCCTGCCACTGCTCACCCAGATCCTTCAAGCTGCCGGCCAGATCCTTCAGCCCCTTGCCGTCCCGGACGCCCCTGGCCAGGCGGTCACCCACCTGCAACCAGCTGGTGTTGGCGGTGGACTCGGCGAAGCGCTGGGCCCTCCGGCGGAGGGCCGCGGTTATGGGGCTGTCGTCCGCCAGGTCGAGGGCGCCGTCGACCCCGAGGCCGCTAAGCGTCCTGGCCCCCACGTCCTCCGCCAGATCCCGCAGCCCCTTCTCCATGGCCTCGGCACCGCGCTCGATCCAGCGTGGACGGGAGGCCCGGCTGATGACTTCGCCCGCCAGCTCGCCGGCCAGCGCGTCCAGATCCTCGCGGCTGAGGTCCGCCAGGTCCGCCACCGTCGTTGTGACGATGGCCTCCAGGCGGGCTTCTGTCAGGCCTTCGACTCCCGCCACAGCGTCCCGGAGGTGGTCAGTGAGGACCCGCTCCGCGATGGCTCGGATGCGGCCCAGGCGCCCCTCGATGACCTTGACCTCGTCAGCCCAGGCGCGCTGGTGCGCCTCGGACCCGTAGGCCCTCACGTCATCCTGGCGAAAGGGGGAGACCGGTAGGGCGTCCTCCCCTACCTCGCGGGAGCCAGACTCGGTGGAGTCCTGGTCGGGCGGGTACTCCCCCAGCCCCTCCCCGGCATCTTCGCCCTGCCGCTCGCCCGCCCCCTCAACTGTGCCCCGCAGGCGGTAGCCCTGGCCAGCCCGGTAGACAATGACCTCCGTCTCCCGCCGCCCGCCGTGCCCCCTGCTGGCAGCCGGGTCAACCACCGCCCCAGTGCCCGCGGTGTCGCCTCCGCCGTCCTCCTCGGTCGCCGCCGCCCCACCCGCCCCATCGTCCGTCGGGGCGGGCAGTGCCTGCGGGGCAGCGTCGGCGAGAACCGCCACCGCCTTGCCGCCATCCCCCAGGGCCTCGGCCAGGAGGGCCGCGGCGCTCTGACGGGGGAGCTGGCCCGCAGTGACGCCGACCACCAGCTCGCGGGCGAACTGCAGGGTGGAGAGAGGCGTGCTGCGGATGCCCGTGCCGGCGTCGGCCACGATGGCCTCGGCGACGGGCCGGCTGCCGGTCTTGGCCTCCAGGATGGCGATGGCCGAGGCCCGCGACACCGCACCCTCGGCGACGCCCGAGAGCAGGAGCCTCAGGTCCGTGAGGGGCGGGAGGTCGATGGTGACGACGCCGCTGCCGCCGCCATCCGCCTGCTCTGGGTCGGGGATCATTGCCAGGGCCAGGGCCTCGGGGGCGCCGACGTAGTAGGCGGCTGCCTGCAGGGCGCCGGCCCGGCTGATGAGGCCGCTCACCACCTGGCGGGAGAGATCCAACATGGAGGCCAGCTGGTCTTTGGCCAGGTTCCACTTGGCCGCCGCGTCGGCCTGCAGCTCCGGCACCGTGCTGTAGTCGAAGGCGAAGCGCTCGGCCTCGCCGGCGAAGTGCACGTCCAGGAGCTGGCTGGTGATGGTACTGGCAATGCGGCTGGCACGGGGGATGACCGAGTTTTCCCAGAACGTGCGGCGCGCCTCGCGGGCGTTGGTGAAGGTGCTGTCGGTGGGCTTGAGCAGCGGCTCAGGCACGCCCATGCCCTGGCAGATCTGGGACTCCGTGAGGGCCATCATCTGCGCGAACTGGAGGTCGCGGGGCGAGAGGGCCTTGAGGTCCTTCACCTCGAAGTCCCGGCGGTTGGCCACCAGGACCCGGTGCCAGCCGGCGCGGCCCTTGACGGTACTGGCGAACATCTGGGCCACGTCGGCTCGCTGCTCATCGGACCAGGTGATGTTCTCGGTAGGCACCACGTAGCCGGCGCCGGTCATGCCGGTCTCGAAGAGCATCTTGTTGGCATGCAGGCTGGAGAGCGCCAGGCCCGCCGACTGCAGGGCGGCCCGGACCGGCGAGAGCGCCGAGAACTCGTTGAAGGGGCTGGGCGTGCGGATCCAGACCACCCGCTCGCGGTCGAAGCGCTTGGGCCTGCCGGAGCCGCCCGGCACCTTGACCTCGTAGTGGCTGATGTACCAGTCCTCGGGCTTGTCCTTCCTGGCATCGCCGCGCACCGGGTGAACTGAGCCAGGCGGCGTCCACCAGATCTCGCCGGGCCTGCCTTGCCCGTCGATGGCATCCAGGATCCAGAAGCAGCCCTGCGGCGAGACGTCCATCGCCATACTGGTCATGCCCCAGAGCATCGCCGGGTCCCAGTGTGGGTTGACGAAGGAGAGGAGGTCCGCCGCGGCGCCGGTGGCCACCTCCTTCTCGGTATCGCCGCTGCCCCGGTAGAGCTTGCCTGTGAGGCTGCTGTGGGCATCGGCCAGGAGCACCAGGCAGCGGTAGAGCGTCCAGCACTGCTCGACCGCGGCGTCCATGTCCTGGGCCAACGCCGCGTCACCCGGGCCGCCGAAGCCGCCAGAGGACCGCTGCCGGGGGACGAGGTCCTGCGGGTAGGAGCGCTGGCTGCCGCCGGAGTATCCGCTGCCGCCAGCGTAGCCGCTGCCGGGAGCCAGGCCGTAGCGGAGCTCGGCCTGCTCGATGAGGGCCCGGCGCTCGGCGGGGCTAAGGGTCTGGGGCTTCATCTGGATTCTCCTGTGGGGGCGGCAGCGCTTACCAGTGGCGGCCGAGGCTGAAGAGCACGGAGGACGCGCCGGCTACCGCTAGCACCTGGACCGCGAACGAGGCCCCCGGCATCAGGGCGAGGAGGGTCACCAGGAGCGCGGCGACGTAGAGGCTGGCGCAGAGCGGGCAGGAGACGCCGGTCGCCACCCAGTCATCCTCCACGCCCAGGGCCCGGTCGCCACTCGGGGCGGCAGAGCCGGGGAGCAGCCAGATGTCGCCGGCTCCCTGCCTGAGGCCGCGGGCACGGTAGACGGCGTGGCGCAGGCGCTCGGCCAGACCGAGGGGGCCGTGCAGCTTCGTGAGGGTCACCGACAGGTAGTAGGTGGCCAGGGCGTACAGCAGAACGGTCTCGATGTTCATGGCTCGCTGTCTCCTCGTTGGCTGCCCGCTCAGGCGGTGGCGGGCTCTGGGGTGGGTGTGGGCGCGGGTGCGTGTGTGGATGTGGCGGCCGCCTGCAGCTCGGCCAGGGTGATGCGACTGGCCTGGGCTGCCGAGCGGGTCTCTCGGGCCGGTTGGCCGTCGACCAGGACGCTGCGTTCCCACTGGCCGCCGCCCGCTCTGGAGGGCTGCCAGCCGCGGGTGGCCAGGAAGCGGAAGAGGTCGCGGGCGGCCTGGGCCTCCGGCGCCAGCTGGTCGTAGTCCTGATGCGCCGGCACGCGGCGCGATCCTCCTCCTCAGCCCATGGCGATCCTCCTGCCTTGCCCTTTCAGCCCCAGGCCGGCTTCAGCTTGAGGGCCCCGACGGGCCGGCGGCGCTGGGCCCAGTAGGCCATGATGAGGGCGTCGGCGTAGTCGGTGGAGCGGCTGATCCTGAGGCGGATGTCGTCCTTGCTTTCCACCTTCACCCGGCCGTTGGACGTGATGCCCCAGCGCGGCGCGGCCAACTCGCCGATGAGGCGGTCGCTCGGCGGCAGCGCCAGGTCGTCGCCCCCGTCCGGGTCCAGGGCCTCGCGCATCAGCCACCAGGCCTCGGCGCGCAGGTTCAGGAAGCGCAGCTCCCGCGAGCGGTCAGTGCCAGTACTCCCCTCGCTGGAGTTGAAGGCCACCACCTGCACACCCTGCTCGCGCAGGCGGGACACCACGCCGGCCCCGACGCCGATGGAGTCCACCGCCACTCCGCAGCCCTGGTGGGCGTCCACGATGGACTTGGCCTTGCCGGCCACCTGCATGGTCTCGCCGGAACTCTTCTGAGGCACCTCCTCGAAGCCCAAGGCGCTTGCCCCAGAGAGCCGGCAGACAACCGACGGGTCCGAGCCCCCGTCGCCCACGTCCACCCCGATGAAGGAAGGGGCCAGCCCCGTCAGCAGGCCCTCATCGCGCCGGGCCTGCCAGCGCTCCACCGCGGCATTGATCCACTCGATCGGGACGACGCCGGCCTCGTCCTGGTCGGCGAACTCGCCGGCCACGCGGGTGGCGTAGAGCACGGAGCCCTCGCCCCACTGGACGCGGCGCTGCTCCGCCCAGTTCGCGGAGATGCGGCCCGCGGCGATGGCATCCTCCAGGGTGACGCGGCGGACCCACCAGTCTTCGAAGCCGGGCTTGCGCTCGTGGATGGAGCGGAAGCGGCTGGGGCCCACGCCTGGAGTGGAGATGGCCAGGGCCAGGGCCTCGTGCCCGGTGTCGGCCCCGCCGCCTGAGAAGGCGCCCTCGGCGGCATCCCAAGTGGCCTCGGGGATGGCCTTGGCCTCGTCGAAGATGTAGAGCAGGTTGTCGGCGTGCGCGCCCTCGATGGAGGAGGGTTGGTCGCTGGCGACGGCGAAGGCCTCGCCGGTCTGCAGCTTGAGCGAGAGCGTCAGGAGCTCGCGGTTCTCGCGAGGGCGCCTCAGCCCCAGGGCCTCCCAGTCCACCAGGCGGGTCCACTTGTGGACCTCGGGCCAGAGGAACTTGGAGAGCTGCCGCCAGACCGAGGCGGTGGTGACGACCTTCCAGTCCATCCCGTCGCGCGTCGTGGCAAACCAGAGCAGGACCAGCGAGGCCAGGGCCGTCTTTCCCAGGCCGTGGGGGCCACGGGCCGTCACGCGCTTCTCGCGCGGCAGGGCGCGGATGATGTCGCGCTGGTAGCCGGTGAGGCGGCTGCCCGCGGGGAAGCGCACGAAGGCATCTACCCAGCCCACGGGGTCCTGCTCGTAGCGCAGCTGGTTCAGCTGGTAGCGGCTGGCGGTGGCCAGGGTGGGGGAGGCGGGGGCAGTGCCTGCCGCCGGGCTACTCATCGCCATCGGTGTCCCTCCCTCCAGCGGCCGCATGCCCGGCCATGATCTCGGCGGCGAGGGCGCGGCGCTCCTGGGTGCTCAGGCCACCGTCCTTCACCTCGATCTCGCCGGTGAAGGTCCGGGGGGCGTCCAGGCCGAGGAGGGCGGCGATGCGGGCCTTGATGCGCAGGCGCTCGGCCATCCAGCGGATCTTCGCACCCTCGTTCTGGCTGCTGCCGTAGGCGGTGGCTACCTGCCGCTCCATGGCCTGCAGCTCCGCCAGCTCCCGGGCGCGGTGCTCGTCGCGCTCACCCTGGGCGCTCTTCAGCCAGACTGTGTCGAGGGCCTTGATGTCCCGATACACCGTTGCCGTGCTGGTCCCAATGGCGGACGCGATCTCGCGCAGGGTGAGCTTCTGTGCTCGGTATCGAGCCACTCGGAGACGCCGCTCGGTGATGGTGGCGTATTCCGGGCTCTCGAGCATGGCAAGCTCGGCCTCCTCCTCCGGCGTCAGCGGGAAGAGAAGACCCGGGGCTGGGAGCGGTGGGGACGCAGCCGCGGGGGGAGGAGTGGCCGAGGGCACGACGGCGGTGGACGGCGCTGCGAAGGGGCCCTGCCGTGCCGCCTGAGCGGGGACCGGGGCACCTGCTGCACGCTTGGGCTTGGCGGCTACCTTTGGCGCGGCAGATGGAGCCGCGAGAGCTGGCGCAGGGGTGGGCTCTGGGACAAAAGGATTCGCCGCAGCAGATGGTGAAACGGCGGGTCGCTTGTTTCGCGGGGCCGCGGACGTCTCGGCTGCCGGCTTCCGGCCAGTCGTGGCGGGCTTACTGCGGGCCCTGGGCTCATCGGTTGTGGGTGGTACTTTGGACCTCTGACGGGCCATTCTGTTTCACCCCTGTGTTTCACATCTCGATCGGCCGGAGTCCGGTCGACGAACAACAAAAAAACCCACCAAGTCCCGACGGGCTGGTGCGCGCCGGGCATCGGTGGGCCGAGCCCCATTTGGGGGCGGAGCCGCTGCTTGCTGTTGTGGTCTCAGGATAGCACGTCTCATGGATGGCAACGCTGGGGCCCTTGAGAGCGCCCCGGCTTGTGGGTGGTGAGGCTTACGAGTAATCCTCATCGTCGTCCTTTGGCTCGGCCCAACCCACCGCGACTGCCGCGGCCTGCGGCAGGTAGCGCAGCTGGGTGCCTTCGGCGAGGTAGATCACCCGCTCACCCTTGATCTTCGCGACACCGATCTCTTCTTGCAGGGAGTACTCGAAGGCCCAGCGGGGCTGGCTGGCCAGCCGAACTTCCAGTTCCTCACCGTAGCGACTCTGGATGTCGGTCAATTGCTCGATCAGGCTGCTCAGGGTCATGCTCATGGTCTTGGATCTTCTCTCCTCAGCCCTGGGCGCCGATGCGCTGGAGGTGCAGAGTCTTGGCCTCGGGGAAGCCCACCCACTTGCCCGTGATGTCTTGCCCGCGGTTGGCCAGGATCCCGCTGGCCAGCTGCTGAATGTCCACCCTTCCCTCGGCCACCAGTCCCAGGAACGCGCTGCTCATCAAGCCCAAGTAGCCGAGGTCGTCGTCAACTGTGAAGGTCCGCCCGTCGATCGTGATGCTGTCCATCTGCTTACTCCTTGTTGGTGGTGAGCGCGTGTTCGCTCGTTGAATGTGACCACCATATTGCTCGGTTTCGGGCGGTTATCAAGCGATTAAGCGGGGGTGCCAGGAATGTAACGTTGGGGCTGATTCAGCCTGCGGTGGCGGGCTCTTCCTGGGTCAGGCCAGGCGCCGGGGCGTCCGCCAAGAGGGGGTCTTGCCGGTGGCTTCGGCCCAACGCTCGAGCGCGACGGCGATGAACTCTGGGGCCTTCTCCATGGCGTAGACGCGGCGGCCGACGCGCTCGCCGGCGATGATCTGCGAGCCGGATCCGCTGAAGGGTTCGTAGCAGATGTCGCCGCGGTTGGTGTGCTGCAGCATGGGGATCTCGAAGAGCTGCACGGGCTTGCTGGTGGGGTGTCCGGTGCTCTCGCCGGGGCGGGTGGTGGGGAAGCTCCAGACGGTGCCGGGGTAGTCCTGGGCAAGGCGTAGCGGCTTCTGACCGCGGATCCATCCGAAGAAGCAGGGCTCGTGCTGCCACTGGTACCAGGAGCGAGTGAGGATGCCGCGATCCTTGGCCCAGATGATCTGCTGGTGCACGAAGGCGCCGTGCTCTTCCCAGACGGCCTCGAGCATGGCCTGGCGGCGGCTGGCGTGCCAGCAGTACCAGGCGGCATCCTCCGTGATGGCGTGGGCGATGGCCTCGCGGACGAAGCCCTGGTAGAGCTCGGCGCCCTGACTCGAGTCATCCCAATCCTTGTAGGTGTCCGACCAGTCGGTGTTCTGCACCGCCTTGCGCTTGGCGCTGTCGTTCTTGCCGCTCGGGTGGTTGGTGCCCGTGTAGTCGACCAGGTAAGGCGGGTCGGTGGCGAAGAGGCGGGAGCGCTCGCCATCCATGAGGCGCTGCACATCGGCCGGGTTGGTCGAGTCGCCGCAGAGCAGGCGGTGCTCGCCGAGCAGCCACAGCTGGCCGGGCTCGGTGCCCCACTTGGCGCGCAGCTCCTCGGCGAGCTCGATCTTGGGCTCGGCATCTACATCCAGCACCGTGGCGTCGTCGAGCGAGGCGAGGAGCTTGTCGAGGTCGTCCTGCTCGTAGCCGGTGGCGGCGAGGAGCGCGGCGTCCTCGTCGGAGATTGCCTGCAGGAGGGCGGCCAGCTGCTCGTCGTCGGTGGTGGCGAGATCGCGAGTGCGGTTGTCGGCGATGGCGTATGCCTCGGCCTGCGACCGGGAGAGGTGGTCGAGGGTGATCACCAGGACGGACCAGGATCCGTCCTTCTCGAGGCGCAGTCCCTGGCCGCTGGGGAACGGAGCCTCGTTGGACTCGAGTTGCCGCAGAGCCGCAAGGGCATGATTGCCAGCCATGACAGTGCTGCCGTGGACGGCGAGGCGTCCGTTGAAGCCGAAGACCTGGATGCTCAGTGCGATGGCCGGCACATCGCCGCGGTTGTAGTTACGTTCCCAAGGGGTTAGGCTGGCGATGGGGCGGAAGGTGGGGGCAGGGATGTGGGCCATGGGGGTTCTCCTGAGCGGGTTGGGTGCTGCGGGTGCAGGGTCGCGCTATGCGCCGTTCCAAGCGTTGCAGCCGGTACAGCGCTCCACGGCGACGATCACGGCCTGAAAGGCGGCATCCAGGTCTCGCACGTGCGGAGCGATCTCGGGGGGCAGGTGGCTGCGGACTGCTCGCAGCCAACGGGCATGTGCGATGTGGGCTCGGCGGACATCCAGAAGGTGCTCTCTGACCTGGGCAAAGGTGAGGGTGGCCTGCTCCAAAGGGTCCAAGGTGCTCTCTCCAATGGGATGGTTGGGACCTATGCGGGCGGGCCGGGGTGCCGTCCGTTGCCGTTACGGCCATGGCCCAGGGCAAAGAGGCTGGATCGGTAGAGGAAGCGCTGGCGGATCCGCTCGCGGGTAGCGGGGTCGAGACGCGGGGCGGGAGGCATGATCCGAGTCGCGAGGGCGATTAGGGCGCTGCCGAGGGCGGCGCGCAGGCGGTAGGTGCGGCTCATGGGCTGCGTCTCTGGACGATGAGCGGCGGCGCGCAGCCGCTGTTGTGAGCGCAGGCGGCCTCCAGGGCTGCGAGCGCCATGGCTTCGCCGGGCAGTTCGGGTGTGAGTCGGTGCATGGCATCCAAGGCCCCGAGAGCGATATCACTACCGCTCCCTGCGGCGGCGAACGGAGTGGCGGGCTCCCAAACGGCCCAGTCGCAGTCCAGGTTGAAGATGCGCGTGCCGATCACCAGAAGCAGATCGCCGGCGTGGTCCTCGCGGTCGTTCTTCTTCTCGGTCCAGCCGGCCGCAGCACTCGCAGCCCGCAGGGCTGGGACAAGGGATGTGACCGCCCACTGGTGTTCGTCGCGACTGGGGGACAAGTCGTCGGGCAGCGTTGCGTACCGGAGGATGTTGGAAAACCGAACATTGCCGGCTGGGCCGATGAAGACCGAGCGCCCTGCCGACCGGTGCGCGATGATCTTCGGCAGCGCGTGCGAGCTGGCGCCATACCAGCCGTGGCTGGTGCGTGAGTCTGCCCCGATAACCACGCCGGCTTGGTCGCGCACAGCTACGATGACGGTCACGCGCCTGTCTCCTTCCAATGGCCAGCCCCTGCTCCCAGGCCCAGCATGTAGCGCATGCGTGGACGGCCACCGAGGCCGGTGCGGATGGGCTCTCGGTTGACCACGAGGCGCAGCCACAGGCGACGCGTGGCGCGCAGGACGGTCGGCCGAGTGCGCCCAGTGGCGGCCGCCAGGTCGTCAGCGCTCACCGGCCCGCAAGTGGTCAGGGCGCCGATGATCCGCTCCTCGGTGATATTCATGGCTGCCGGCCTCTCCGGGCAGGGAGCCAGGGCCGGCCGCCACGCAGGCTGTGGGCAGGGAGGACCGGCCCGCGCAGTGCCCGGCCGAACTCGCCCCAGATGAGCCAGTTGCCGCCGATCCAGATGCCGGAGATGCCGCCGACCAGCAGGCCGGCGATGAGGGCGACGAGGACAGGGTGCATGGGGATGCCTCCTCACATGGGGACCACGAGGAACTCGCGGTCGGGGTAGCGGGTGCGGGCCAAGTCGATGCGCAGGGGGAAATCACGGGTCCAGCTCCTCGCCTTCCGGCGGCGAGGCTTCACCTCCTCGACGACGCGGGCGCCGTCGATCCGGCGGAGGTATTCGAAGTCGGCGGTGTAGCGACGCTCGCGCTTGGTGAGCGGGCTGACCGAGATGACGAACCGTGGATGTACCTGCAAGCCGGAGATCTCGCCGCGCTCCTGCATGTCGCGCAGCTGGAGGTAGCGCATCGACTCGAGCTGCGAATCGAAGGTGATCCCGAAGAGGGTCACGCGAGGCATGGATGCCCGCCTTTCGCCCGCCGGTCCCGCTCTGCCCTGAGCGCAGCCCGCAGCCCGTCGTCGAGCCCAGCGCTCTCGAAGCTGTGGACCCCCTCGTGCGTGCTGGCGTCCCAGGCGTCAAGCTTCTCGGCGTAGTCCAGCAGCGCGACCTGCACCTGGTCGCTGAGCAGCGAGGCAACATCGGCGTAGCGCACCAAGAAGCCCTCCGGATCCGGCTCGATCCCGCGGGCGTCCAGCATGCCGGTCAGGCGGTAGCGCTTCACGGGGTGACCTCGCCCATCCCGCCGGCGGTGATCATCCGGTTGCCCGCCTCGATCGCCTGCCAGAGCGCGGCGAACCTGATCACCGTCTTGCTCTCCGCGTGGGCCAGTGCCCACCCCCTGCCCTTGTGGCCAGCCATCCATCCCGGGAGCTTGGGGTGAGTACAGACCAGCACGCTCCCCCGGCCGCTCTCCTGACCGACGGCCGGGAACTGGAGCACCACGTCCCAGCCGGTGCGCCCGGCCAGGGTTCGCCCGTCAAGATGCCTGGGCATGGTCAGCTCCCGTCCCGATGTAGGACTTTCCCGTTGCCGACAGCTCCACCAGCAACCGACTCATGTAGACGGCACAGCGTTGGCCGTAGTCGGCAACTGGCCGGCCATCGTCACCGATGATCTCCCCGAATTCGTTCGGGTTGTCGGCATAGCGGCGCGCCCACTCATTGAAGGCAGTGGCCAGGTGGTCGATGTTCACTTCGATGCGAGCCGGCGTCAGGTCGTTCATGGTCATGTCTCCTGGTGTTGGGTGAGCGGGGCGGTGGTGGTCGTGGTCGTGGGGGCCGCCCCCTTCCGGGCCTCAGCCCACATGTCCGCGAGGATCGCCTTGGAGACCCGCCGCATCGCCCTCGCGTGGCAGTGGCCGTCCGTCAGCGGGGTCTCTCGCTCGGCCTGGCGCTCTGCGTCGTGCGCCCTGGCCGCGTCGTACACGTCGCGATAGGGGCTTCGGCGCTTGGTGCCGCCCCCCACCAGCTTCACGCAGGCCTCGGCCATGAGGTAGGCGCGCGTCTTTGCTCGGGTGCTCCAGTTGGCTTGCTGGCCGCGCTGCCGCCGGGGAGCGTGGCCATCGACGACGTGCAGCCCGCAGTAGGCCCAGAGCTGGCTGGGCATGGTCCTGGCCTGCAGAGGCCCGACCGCGCCAAGAAAGCGGCCTACGGTCTTGGAGCCGAGCCCCTGCGTCTCCGCCACCCAGGCGCCCAGCGGGTGGTGCTTCATCGCGGACTCCAGGCGTTTGACCGCCTGTGCCTCGACCGCGCGCAGGCCCTCGACCAGCTGCTGCAGCGGTGCCAGGTGCTGGGCATTGAGGACTGGGTCCAGGGCCTTGGTGTCGATCGCGGCGCGCAACTGGTTCTCGGCCGAGATCCGGGCGCGCTCAAGGTCGTCGAGGATGTCAGCCGACAGGGTGACGATGGCATCCCAGGGCGAGGAGGGGGCGGCGAAGCTTGTATGGGGAGCGCCTCGACTTTGGCCGGTCCCCTCCTCTGGGATCGGGGAGGCGGGAGGAGTAGGGGCCTCGCTCGATAGCTGGCCTCCCCCTTTCCCCTGGGATGGACGTCGGGCGCCTTGAGCTTGGGGCTCGATGCTTGATTGGCCCTGGTCCGCGCTGTCGCCGGGCGAAGCTACGATGGAGCGCGCAGTGGTTATGGCCCGGTTGTCGCTGGGATGGGTGGGGGAGGAGGGCGCAAACCTCCTGGGGCTCGGGTAACCATCGGCCCTCCTCCCCCGGTGACCAGGCGGGTGACCGTTGGGGATCGTCTGAACACTGGCCTGGTCGGTCCAGCTCGGAGACGGGTCAGGTATGGCCGCAAGCGGCGAACGGACGGTGGTCTCCGTGGTTGGTGTGGTGGTGCTCAGCATCCGATCGCCTCCACCCTGGCGGCGGCGTCTGGCAGGCTGGCGAGGCGGCTGACGCCGGCGGCGTCCATGTCCGAGGCCAGCTGGTCGAGCTTGACCACCCGCTCGACGAGCTTGGAGGCGCGGGCCTCATCGGCGCGGGCCATGTCGCGCAGGTCCTTGGCGGTGAGGGTCGCCCAGGTGAGCCAGACGCCGGCGACCAGGACGCGGGCCTGCAGGGGGTCGTTTGAGACGGCCGCGACTGACGTCCACTTGGCGCTTCGGGGGGCTGCTCGCGTGCCCGCAAACTGGCCGCTCCGCGCGGGCTTCATGGCGCCCTGCTCGTCGTCGATCTCGTCGGGCTCCACATCCATGGCGGTGGCCGGCCGTCCGTCCGCCCCCTCGATCTTCCTCCGGATCTCGGCGGCGATCAGCTGCTGCATGGCCTGGCGCTGCGAGCTGTGGTCCTGCGGGATCTGGTCCAAGACCATCGAGACGAGGGCAGGGATCTCGCGGTATCCCGGATGCTGGTCCACCACGTAGGCGATGACCTGGTGGATGGTAGGGCGGGCGGCGGCGGACAGGTAGCTGTCCTTGGGTATGCTCCCCGGCTGGTCCAGTCTCGCCGGGCGTTCCAGGGTCGCGTGCATTACCAGGCCTCCGATGGCTCGTAGAGCGGGGTGAGGATCGGGGTGGACTCGGGCTCGTAGATGAGGCTGAGCCAGATCGGATTCCCATGGGAGTGGGCTTCCGGTCGCTCGGAATACCGGGTCTCCATCGTCCGCTTGATGGATCCGCGCTTCGCTGCCGCCAGCATCGCCGCCCCATAGGCGTTCACGTGGTGTGGCTGGTCCATCCCGGTTCGCTCGACCTCAGCCCGCACGTCGTCAGCGGTCAGGTCGGGCAGGCGGCGGGCGAGACCGTCGATCAGGAAAGCCATCTTGTCGCGCCACTCCTGGCCGGCGTTCTCCATCACCAGGGCTGTCCCCTCGTCGCGGAACTGGCGTCCGAGGGTGAGGCCGCTGGGGTGAGGCCGGCTGTGGCCGATGGGGGCGTAGGCGAACATGGAGGCGTTGCCCTGCTGAGCGCTGATCGCCGTCGAGCAGGCATGGCAGTAGCCCCACTCGCCGGACTTCACGAGCTGCAGCTCGCCGCCGCACTCGGGGCAGCGATGGGCGCTCACTCCATCCCGACCCCCGGGCGGTACGGGACGAACACGGTCCCTATCTCCTGGACGGTGCCGCCGGTCGGGGTGTTGTGGCCCCGGCTGCTGTCCCGGCCGGCGATCATGACTGTGCGGATCATTACCAGGGCGCCGCCCAGCTGGACGTCCGCCACGGGTCCAGACCAGTTGGAGATCCGGCAGTCGGTCATGGTCACGTGCATCCGGTGGATCTTCGGAGTGCGGACGCGCACGGTGCGGAAGGTCACCCGCTCGAGGACCACGCGGGCCGAGTCGTCCACCGACTCCCACTGGTGGCCCAGCAGCGTGCCCTTGGTGGCATCGTGCAGCACGCTGTCCCGGATGATGTGCGGAGGGCTCCCGAGAGGGGTGCGGACGATGTCGATGCCGCCGTCTCCCCACCCGGACAGGTCGACGCGGTCGATGGTCACACCGGCCGAGCGGTTGACCCCGATGGCATCCCCGTCGGCGTCGATGATCGTTAGGCCCCGGATAACCGCCCCGTGCGCCTGGTAGAGGAGCAGGCCCTCGCCGCGGAGCGTGACAGCGCCGCGGCCGTCGAGGGTGACGCCGGCTGCAACTCGCAAGGGCCCGTGTGGGCGGTACTCGCCGGCGGCCGGCATGACCAGGGCACCGGGCACCAGGAGCGCCGCCTTCAGGGCGCCGTCGGTCGCCGGTTGCAGGCGGGTCCGGAGATCCGCGGTCGCGGACCTGGTCGGGATCGCGGTGGCCGTCGGGGTCGCCGGCGGGGTCACGCGGCCCGGCACGAGCCCGACGGGGAGGTATACCCGGTCCACCGGGATCGTCGGTCTCGGGGCGGGGGTCGGTGGCACCGCGGCTGGGGCGACCCCGTGGGATGCCAGGGATAGGACCAGGATTGGAAGCGTGACCAGGTAGGCGCCGAAGATGCCCTCACGGACGCCTCGGGCAAGGCCTCGGCGATGTGAATGGGTCATGCAGCACGCTCCCTGGTTCCCAGGTCCATGGCGAGGAAGAACAGGGCGTTGAGCATGAACAGGGCATTCGGGACCACCATGCCGAGGCCGAGCACCAGGGAGTGCTCCAGCAGCGACAGACCAAGGCCGAGGAAGAACCCGCAGATGACCAGCGTCAGGCAGACCACGCGGATCATGCGCCACCGCCGATCCCGAACAGACTCAGCTGCACAGGCTCAGCCGGCACCGGCTTGCGTGCCTTGGGCTTGGTCGGATTTGCAGACTTGGCTGGCGGCCGGCGGAAGCGCCAGGCCTCGGGGCAGGTGTCGAAGTGGCTGGTGTGGCGTTCGGGGTCGAAGAGCACGTCGCCGGGCGTGACCGTGGCGGCGTCCACCGGATGCGGCTTCATGGTGCCGTCCTCACGGGGAGTTCGGAGGAACACGATCTGCGCGTCGCAGCCGCGGCAGGAGGTGATGTTCATGCTGGCACCCCCTCTGCCGCGTCATGGGCGTCCACGGTGTCAGGTCCAATCACACGCACCATGACGCGCCCCAAGGCCTGTCGAGACTCAACCGATCGATCCGACATGTCGTCCTCGTAGAGGTGGCAGTGCCGCCACTCCAAGAGGGCGGCTACCAGCGAGGCGGCGAGGGCGTCGTTGTCAGACACCGTGGCGGGGGCTCGGCGGTTCCATGCGGCAACGGCTTGGGCCTCGGTGCCACATCGGCTGTCAAGAAACACGGAGCACTTGCCTTGGCAGGCCGCGCCCCAGAAGTCTCGGCTAGACCACCTGTCGTGGACCGTCTCACCCGAACCACCACAGAACGGGCATGGCAGCAGCTTGTCCATGGACATCCTCCTCATCGCTCGATCATCGGGACGAGCATGTGGCCGACCCAGCCGGGCTTGCTCTTCAGGTCGGGTCTGCCTGTGGTCTTTCTGCGCATCGCCTCGGACGCCTTGCGCCTGGCCACCCACTCGGCCAGTTGCTGGGGACGGGGGGGCTCGATGCTGTCTGGGTCTCGATCAGGGCCGAGGGACTCGTGCCACGTGGCGGCCGCCTCGCGGATCTCGGCCGCGGTGAACTTCCGGCGCTTCAGGCGTCCGGCGTAGTCGGCCACGGAGATGAGCACGCTGCTGCGAGTCAGCTCTGGGTCGAGGCCGCAGCCTTCGAGGAAGGCGGCTTGCATCTCGTCATCGGGATCGATGACCGAGGAGGGGGAGGGAGTCGTTGGCCGGCGGGTCTCGGGCTTCGGGGCCGGCCTCGTGTGCACGGGCGCGCTCGTGCGCGAGCCCTCCTCCTCAGTCACAGGCATGAAAGGCGAAGAGGGAGAAGAAGGAATATCTCTTGTCGAAAGATTCTTTCTACCCCCTCGCAACTTTCTTTCTACCCCCTCACAAGTATCTTTCGAGGGGTCCAAAGAATCTTGTGAGGGGGGTAGAACGTGGTTTTCGACCTGGGTAGAAAGAATCTTTAGACCTCCGTGGCCTCCCATGACCCACTTTCCGGTCGTGCGGTAGGCGCTGGGTCGACCGTCCTTCTTGGATCCGCGCTTGGTCAGGTAGCCCTCCTCGACCAGCGCGCTGAGGTACTTCTGAACCGTGGGAGCGCTGATACCAAGCTCGTCAGAGATGGTCTGGATTGCTGCCGTACAAACGCCACCCTCCATCTGGCAGAAGCGCCAGACGCGGCCGTAGACCGCGGCGGCGCTGATGCCGAGGGCTTGTATGATCACATCGGGTAGCGGGGTGTAGTCGTGACTCATCCCCCGCCTCGCTTCCCGCTGCCGCCACAGGTGATGCAGTCCATCTGCTCGGGCGGGAGCCCATAGCTGGCGACCCACCCGACCCCGCCGCAGGTGGCGCACTCCCTCCCCTCCGTCTTCGGCGCGGGCTCAATGGGCAGGTCCAGCGGTTCGATGTCCATCCGCGGGATGCCCGGCCCCAGGCTGACCTGCCGGCCATTGCTTGGCGCGCTCATGCGGCCGCGGCCTCCCTGCCCGCCAGATGTGCCAGGCGCGCCGGTGGCGTCCAGCTGCCACCCACGACCACGATGCCGCGGGAGAGGATAGTGTCGCGCTGAATCTCGCCGAGAAGCTCAAGCTGCTTGAGGTGGTAGTTCACCACGCTGGTCGTGGAGATCCCCGCGAGCTTGCCAATCTCGCGGTTCGTCGGTGTGCGGCCGCCATGCTCGACGCTGTACCGGACGATGATCTCCAGAATGCGCGCGGCCGTCGCGGTCATTGGCTTGGCCATCAGAGCACCCCCGGGGGAGCCCACTCGGTAACTGCCTCGCTAATGCAGCGGGCCAGATAGTCGGCCAGGGCGGTGTGGCTGACCTTGAGCCCCTCAGGTGTAGTGCGGGTCGGCAGCACGCCCTCGCGCTCTAGCCGCTTGGCCGTGGTCTCACCGATCCCCAGGGCGTGGGCGCAGACCTTCACCGACATGGGGTCGGGCCAGACGCTGAGGTAGCGCAGGAGCTCGTGCGCCTTCACCGGGCGGGTGAAGGCCGCCGGCCCATCTCGCAGGGCCCAGTCCACCCAGGCGGCAGGGATCACGATCTTGCGCTTTATCCGCCGCCCGGATCCGGACCAAAGGTCGGGGATCGGGTATTTGCCGCGGCGCCAGAGCGAGACCATGGCGCCAGGGGTGGTGCGCAGCGGGCGAGCCAGGATGGCGCAGGCATCCTCGAGGGACATCGTAGCCGGCCGCGGGCCGGCCGGTTGCCCGCCGCTGAGGATCTCGGCGATCTGCTGACGGGTGCTGTCCATCAGCGCGTCGATCCGCTGCTGCAGCACAGGGTCTGGCGGTGGCGCGGTTGGCGTCACCGGGCCGGCGGTGGCAAGATGCATGTTGCCCTCCATGTGGGTAGGGGGAGGACCAGGAGAACCTTGCCGGGATAACCTGGTCCTCCCCCGTCTTCGGTTGTGGTCGGCGGCGGCGGCCCCCCACCCATGAGGGCAGGTAAGCCACCGTCGCCTATGCGCTGGCCAGGGCGTCGAAGCCCTGCGGACCTGGAGGAGATCAGGCCCGGCCCCCTGAGGGCGCCAGCTCCTTGCTTCGGCTGTTAGTGGAACGGGAGGCGGAGTCGAACCGCCTTGGACGCGGGAGGAGTGCCCAGGGCCCGCCTGCCCACCCGGCCCCGTTCAGGTCTGCGCCACCCTCCCGACTGGTGTCCCGGCTCCGCGGCCGGGCGGCCCTCCCGCGTCCGTTGCGGGTGCCTGCGCAGACGTCTGCGATCAGTTCACTTGCCCTCGTTCACCCAACATCTTGTTCCCCGCGGCGATCATGGCGCGGCGCATGTCCTGCCACTTCTCCGCCCCGACGAACACCACCACATGTCCCTGCACCGGCACGACCTGGGCGCCGCGAGCCGCCCTGTCGCCGGCCCGGATGACCGCGGCCAGGGCCTTGCGGAGTGCCCGGTTCTCGGCAACCAAGGAGAGGTTCGCCGCTGAGTGGACGGTCGCCTTCTTGGCCGTCCACTCGACGTCGTGCTGGATCACGAGACACCAGCGAGGGCGGGCTGGGTGGCCGCCTTCGCCGCGTCGAAGAGCTGCCCCTCACGATCAAGGACCAGGTCGAGCGCCGTGTTCAGTCCCTGTGCGTCGGCCGGCATGGCGTCCAGCTTGGCCTTGATCTGCGCCAGCTTGGCGGCGCCAGCGGTCGGGATCTGCTCGATGGCCAGGCCTACCAGCCGCGCCCAGATCAGGCGGGTCGCGTTGGCCCGGTGGAACTCGTTGTCCAGCTGGAGGACTTCCGCGAGCAGGGCCTCGAGCTGGGCGCTATTGGTGGCCGCCTCGATGCGCCCGGTGAAGCTGGCCTCGTGGGCCTCGACCTCCTCAGCCGTCGCGGGGCGGTAGTCGCCCTCGATGGCCTCGTGCTCGGTGTCCGGCAGCATCATCCCAACGGTGCCGGCGATCAGCCGGTCCACCTCCTGACGTCGGGCCTCCAGGCGCTGACGGACCCATGCCGGGCTGGGCTCGATGTGCAGCAGCCACTCGGGGGAGCGGACCCGCGTCTTCTTGCCGTCCACCACCATCGGCTTGCTGATGTTCCGCTGGACTCGGCAGAGCCGCATCGGGATCTGGGTCAGGTCGCCGGACTGCATGGCCAAGAGGCGCAGGCAGCCGTCCAGGTTGGCGATGTCGTTGAGGCTGTGCGTCTCGATCGTGACCGTTCCCAGCCGCGGGAAGCCCAGGACCAGGAGGTCAAGCCGGCCCGTCTCCTTGGCCTGACAGCTCTCGCCGGGGCAGGGCACCGGGTCGTCGCGGTACTCGGCGGTCTTCGGATCCAGCCAGAGGACGTGCTGCTTACCGTCGCATCGGACTTTCAGGGCGCTGGCGTTGTACTCCTCGCGCCAGGCCTGCCAGCATTCTGCGACGGTGGGGTAGGGGAGGAGGACCGTCAGCTCGTCCACCTCGAGGCTGCCGAATGCCCCGATCCACTCCCGCTCCAGGTCCGGGTCCTCACTGGCGTAGCGCAGCATTTCGCCCAGGTCGCGGCCGACGATCTCGACCTCCCGGCCATCGGCCTTGGTCTTCCTGGTCTTCGGCCCGCCCTTGCGGAGCTTGCCGAGTCGGGGGTAACGGGCGAGCTCGCCCGTGAGTCCGTGGATTCCCATGGTTCAGTTCCTCCCGGCCTTGGTGGTCGCTTGCTCTTTGCGGGTCTTGGCGGCCTTCTCGCGGATCAAGCGGTCGCGGGTCAGGCACTCATAGCAGGGGGCGAAGGTGTACACGGTGGCCTGCGTTCCGTTCGCAACGGAGCCGGTGATCGTCTTGCAGCGGAGGCAGCGGATGACGGCCATCAGGGGGCCTCCTCGATCAGCACTTCATTGGTGCCAGGATGAAGGGTGTAGCGCGTGCCGCCGTGAGTCTTCACCAGGCGGAACCCGTCATCCATGGCCACGTTTCGCCACCAGTGCACGTCGTTGTAGCCTTGCCACCTGACCTCGCCGTCTTTCGTCATGAGCGACCAGAACAGGTCGCGGCCCAGCCCTGTCCGGATGGCCATCTGCTTCGTGACGGTGGCCATCAGCTGAGCCCCCGGATCGTCAGCGAGCCGGCCCGCTGGGTTTCCTTGCGGTGCGGCAGGAGGACCGCCGCCAACTCAGGGCTGCTCTTGCACAGCACATCGAGAGCCTTGGCATCGTAGGACACCGACACCCCAGCCGCCGGCACGTAGGCCCGGCCCGCCGGCGTGGCCCAGTCCGTCCGGCCCGTGGCGGCGATGACCTCGGAGAGCTTGGCGCGGGCGGCGGCCTGGACAGCCTCCCAGGGGGCGGCGACCGCGGCGGCCTCCGACTTCGCTTCGATGATCGCGGACACCAGCTGTCCGACTGCGTCCTCGGTGATGTCGGGCGACACCACCACGGCCTCGATCTCGAGGAGGGCATCGTCGGGGTCGGCGGGGTATTCGATGAGGCGGCCGATGATGGGCATGGTTCCGGTGTTCACGCTGCCACCTCGGCCTTCCGCCCGCCGACCATCGCCCGCATGCGGCGCTCGAGCTCCAACTTGGCAGCCTCCCGGCCGGCCACCTTGTGCCAGTCGTGGCCGCGGTACTGGGCCGCCGACCATAGGTGGTCCTCGGTCAGCCCGGCGGCGATCCGGAGCAGGCGGGTCATCAGCTTCGCCGGCCGGCTCAGCTCGGCCTCGTCCTGGGACTGGGCGGTGGCAGCGCAGACGCTGCAGCAGCGGTAGCTGCGGGGGGTTGCCCAGGCGCCCGTGGGCTTGGGGCGGCCACTGCGGTACTGGCCACCGGTCGGGTGCTGCTCGGCCTGGCCACAGAGGCTCAGGCGCTCGTTGAATCCCTCGGCATCGGTGGCGGAGAGGTGGTACACGTGGGCGTCCGCGCAAACAATGAAGGGTGCCAAATCGTCAGTGCGGGCCGGTGGCGCCGCAAGGGTTGGGGGTGCGACTGGGTAACGCGTAGAATGTGTGGCGATGGACACGGCAAGGGCCTCCTTCTGTGTCCTAGGCCCCGACTGGTGGTGGTACACCGTCGGGGCCGCTTCATGTTGATAGCGCTTATTATATGCAGAACTGGCTATGAAGTCAAGGGGCTGATGCCACGAATCTCCCGATAGCCCAGGGCTGTGCAGACCAGGCCGTCGTTGTGAATATAGCCAGACTTGCGCAGAAGCCTGACGTGATATCGAAGGGACGTCCGGTCCATTCCAAGGTGGGCGGCAAGCGCAACCGCCGACAGCTCCGGCTCCATATTCTCCCAGCGCCTGACCAGCTCGGCGAGTATCGTGCGCCGGGCCTTGGCCCCGTCCTCTCGCGATCCCCTGCCCATGTCCTCCGGCTTGTCCTCCCGCGACGGGGCGCATAGTAGCACGCGCGCCGGGAAAGGCGAGAGGGGTGGTCGGCCGGAAAGCCTTATGGAACGGCGCGTTTGGCGCTTGACGGGTGGGTGTTTGGGTGGTAGAAGAGGGCTTCTCGCCTTGCCCAGCGGAACAGCCGGCGTGCGCTGACCTGTACCCGCAAGCCACAGATGAGGAGTGCCGAGCATGACCATGGTGAACTTTCTGTGTCCGCACTGCAAGACACAGGGCGCCGCTGCCGTGAGCGATGCCCAGTCCGTGCACCAGCGGCAGTGCTCGTCGTGCGGCAAGACGTTCTTTCAGTCCCCAATGAAGGTCCTGAAGAGCCGCAGCAGCCAGGACAAGCGAGGGCTGTCTCGCCAGATCGATCTTCGCGTCGAGCTTCCAAGCGGCGAACAGACGGTCGTCAACTTCACCAGCCCATTCACCCACGAGCCCTACATCGATAAGGGAGACTGGGTGAGCATCGTCTACTACCCGACCGCGACCGGCGTCCGGGGGATCATCGCCGGCTACATCAACCACACGACCTCGAAGTTCGAGTTGATCGCGGCGGATCCCAATGCCGAGAAGCCAAAGCCGCCGGGATGCCTGTCCGGCTGCACGCCCATGGCGCTCTACGCCTGGGGAGGGGTGTGCTTGCTCTTCTTCCTCGTATCCGTTCAGAGTTCGCCGAGCGCCGGACTTCTGTTCGGTGTACTGGGTGGCTACCTGATCCACCGTGGGCGCAAGCTGGCGCGGGGAGCTAGCCCCAGCAAAGGGCAAGACCAAGCGGCCGCCGAGAAGCCTGGCACAACACCAGCACCAGCCGACAACGCATTGCCCGGGCCTGCCCTCGAGCAGCTGGCGCGGCTCGAGGCGCTCCATCGAGACGGCATTCTGTCTGACGAGGAGTTCGAGTCGAAGAAGTCGATGCTGCAGGGATAGCCCACCGCCGCCACCCCACCCACCCAGGAGCAGCGCGAGATGTCGGACGAGGCGCCAGCGAGCCCCCACAGGGGGATACGATCGAGGGCTACCGCTGGGTCTTCCCCCGCGCAGACCGGTAGGAACGTTGCCGCTCCCTGGTCCGTACTCTATAGTAACCAGCCGCCCCGAGTTCCCTGACATGGAGAGAAGACCAGTGACACTCAAGAAAAAGGCCTTCCTTGAGGGCATGGCACGGTCGATTGACCTGTTTGGGGTGTACCCCAGGGCGGCGCGCTCCGAGACTTCGAGGCAGCGCACCCGCAGAAGCTTTCGAGTTGTGGCCGTGAGAATCAGCCAGGCCAATGAGCACCAGCTCGCCCTGCGCCTCAGTAGCAGGATTCTAGAGATGGGCGATCGAGTCGGCGACGCGAGGCCCTCCAAACCGCAGCCCGCCTCCGCTCGGGTTCGATTGCCCGAATCGTCTAAGAGCGCGTAATGGGTAACAGCGACCCGATCGTTCGTCGCACCGGCGGCTCTATGCAGCCCCCGGGCGATGGCGACGGGGGCCACTCTCACACCACCGAGGAGATGGTCCTCTGGGAAGGGCTCTTGCCCCCTCCGGATGCGATGGAGCGCTACGAACGGTTCTACCCTGGCATTACCAAGGAGCTGGTCACGCAGTCCGGGCAAGAGCTGGCGCGCCAGCACGAGATCCGCCGCATGGAGCTCCTCCACGAGAACGCCACCAAGCAGCGCGGCACCTACACCGCGTTTGCCCTCGCGATGGCTGTGACCGTAGGGTGCTTCAGCTTGGCATGGACGGGGAAAGATCCCAAAGCGTTTTGGGGAATGCTGGCCCCGCTTGCGGTTCTCGTGGGCGTTTTCGTCGCGGGGAAGCTCATTTCTCTTCGCGAAGGGTAACCCTCCCCCAGTCGCATCCCCCCAGGCCCGGCCGCCCCCCATCCCGCGCGCCGGGCCTGTTGCTGCCGACGATCTGGCGTCGGCCATGTTGGGGAGCTGGCTTGCCTTGCGGGTGACGGTCGACCGAAAACCCTTGCGTGGTGGGGAGCCCAGCCCTATACTACGTAGCCGCCCTGTTCTGGAGGAACCCGTCATGAGTCGATCTGAGATCCGCGAGTTCGTCGGCGGCATTGCGTCCCTGGCGAACCTGTTCGGCCCGCCCAGTCCCCCTGCCCCCAAGAGCTTCCCGGACGTCGCGCTCCAGGAAGACCTCTTGACGATCATCGTGGACGCTAGGCTGGTCTCGGTCGAGCTGGCGGAGGTCGTGCGCAGCCAAGCCCCCGAGAGAATGCCGGCATGAGCAAAGGCCGGGGCCCGATCCAAAGGCCTCCGCAGCCCAAGCCCAAAGACGAACTGGCGCAGCCCAGCATCAGCGTTCACCTCCAGCAGAACCACCTGAACCTGATCCAGCAGACCGCCCTGGACCCAGATACGCTGGGCCGCCTGCACGAGATCAAGCCCGCCTTCGCTGACGCGCTCGTCGCCGCCTTCAGCAGCCAGGTCGCCCATCGTCAGGCGATGGAGCGCGCCCCCCATGTACTCCGAAGCCGAGGCCAGGTCTTCGGCTTCATCTGCGCGCTGCTGATGATCGGCTCTGGGATCTACATGGTTGCCCACGACAAGGCCAGGGACGGGGCATGGCTCATCGGCGTGCCCACCCTCGGCATCGCCGGAGCCTTCTACTACGAGCGCCGCGAGCAGGGCCAGCCGGCCGCGCCCGGCCGAAAGAAGTAGCCTTCCGTCTCTCCGCCCCGCAAGGACAGCCGCCGCTCCGCCGGCCGCGGCGATTTCTAGTATCTTGCCGTCACGGTGTAGGCCGTGCGGGAGTAAAATACCTCTCGTCACAGGAGCTCAACCTCCGGGTGACCAAGGGGCCGGGCGGCTGGCAGGCTGCGCCGGCCCCATCTATTCGGCGTCCACTAGAACATTAGTTCCAATCGTACCGCGAGACCCACCGCGAGTCAAGCAGGGCACCATTAAGATTGTGTTGTGGCTGGCGGGAGACGGCCGCAACCGCCTGGGTGGAGCGGGTCACGAGATGGTGTTGCAACATCGTCCCACACCCGGCGGCGGCCGTGACCCCGGGGCAGACGTATCCTTGGGCGCACGTGCTTCGTCCATCACTCTGGAGTCACCGCCCCTTTCGCGAAAGGCATGCCCAATGACCAAGCCCGTCAAGCGCTCCAGTTGGTTCTCCCGTGCAGCAGCCCTGGTCCTGGCTGGAACCGCCCTGCTCTCTGTAGGGGCCGTCCATGCACAGAGCGCCCCTCCGGTGATCAGCCTCGACGCCACGGCCGACCAGGGCATCGTGGTCACGAACCTGGGTTCGAGCACGATCAAGGCCGTGATCGTCAACTTTAACGGCACCAGCAACACACCGGTCAGCATCCAGGCCACCGGGTTCATCCATCCAGAGACCCAGTCCTTCGTCCAGCGGTCATGGAGGGGCGCGCCGGCCCGAGATCGGGTGAAGGTGTTCAGCTTCAACGTCAAGACGCTCGAAGATGCCGGCATCGACAACAGGCCTCCTGACCTGGTGGCTGACGCCATGGTGGAGGAGCTGTTCTTCAACGTCGTTCGTAACGCGCAGGAGTTCGCCGACTTCGAGGTCGCCTACGCGCAGGGTCTTGACTACCACGGCATCCTGCAGAGCAAGGCCTGGGGCAGCACTATCAGCGCCGAGGCGGTGTCTCCCCAGGGCAACCTCGCTGTGGTGATGGATGGTGCAACCCGCATGCGCGCCCACCTGGAGCCAGCCTTCCCGCAGTAGACGCCTCGGGCTAGCTGGCATAGAATTGCGCCGTGCGAGAGGTTGGGCGGCAGGGTGAGCGTCGGCCGCCAGCCCGACCTGCACCAACCATTGACCGACGACAGCGCACAGCAGGGGGCGTGGCCTACGGGCTGCGCCCCCTGCTGCATGGCTGGGGATAGGGTCAGGCTGGGGATGGGGGATGAGGCGTTACAACAGCGTCCTGCGGTGCGGCTGGAGGCGGCGGTAGGCGAGTCCCGCAGGGCTAGATCGCCCGTTCTGCGGGCGTTTCCGCCCGTAACACCTTGCACCCTGGCGCAGTTGTGCCTATCATGCTTGGCCCGCGCGGGGGACCACAGGAGACGAGAAGATGGCTACCAAGAAGAAGGAAGCCAAGGCGCCGGCGGCAGTGACTGCGCCCCGGGGGCCCCACGGTGTTGCGCTTCTATGCTGCGACTACGCAAGCGTAGACAAGGGCGGGAAGCACAACCTGATGGGCATTTTCAACCAGTTCTCCATGACCCCACCGGACTTAATGTCTCCCCCATTCTATGTTTACTTTTCGATCGAGGGAGCCAACGCTGAACCGCTGAGACTTAGTCTGGTCGCGCCGTCGGGGGAGGAAGTCTCCGGGGGCACCGTGATGCCAGATCCTAAGAACTCTCCGCCAGCCACCGGATCCACCGATGCCTTCTTCTTGTTCATGTTCGAGGCGCGTGGGCCAGGAGTCTATCGGCTAGAGTTGAGCAGCAACGGCCAAGTGATCGGTTCGACGCCCTTGATCGTGTCGTACCAGGGGAAAGAAGCGGACGATGTTAACTGACAGCAGGACCTATGCCCTGAGCGGCACGGCACGGTATACCTACGAGGCACGGGTTGGCGCTGCCGAGGCGCCGTCGTCGTCGTCGCAACACCCTACTAATCGTCGCGAGTCCATTGGGTACGTCTTCCGTGCCGACGCACATGTGCCGGACTGCGCGGCCGAGATCGACGAAACTATCTCCTTTGATGGTGACCCCTTCTGGGACGAGCTCCGGGTCACCATGGCCCGCAGATGGGCTGCGGAAGATCCAGATGGGCACATCGTATAAGCCCGCAGATATCGTTGTCATCGGGGCAGTCGAAGATCCGACAGGTGGTAAAGAGCGCTCGGTCGTCATTGTGTCGTCTGAGAAGTTCAATGATCACCGGGGAGATCTGCTGATTGCCAGCATATGGACCACCCCACGCAACCGGTTCGATGTGCAAATCAAAGGTGTGCTAATCCAGTTGTGCGGGCTGGAAAAGGAGTGCTGGGTTCGGACAGGGCATCTTCAATTGATCGACGATGATCTTGTCCTGAGGAAGCGCGGCCGAATGCACGACAAGCTGTTCAAGAAAGTCTGCGACCGGATACGAGAGCTGTTGGCCGCCTGAGCTTGTCCCATCCCGGGTGCTACAATGCCGAAGGCCCCCGCGGGTGAGATCGCGGGGGCCTTCGTAGACGCCGTTGCTGGCGACCCAATTGTCCCGCCAGCTTACCATCGGAGGCTGGCGTGGGCAAGAACCGCAGCCCGGGCGAGGGCTCGATCTACCTGGACCCGCGAGGATTCTGGCGCGGCGCGGTGACGATGCCGGACGGTCGCCGTCGCTACCTGTCGGCGAAGACCCGGGCCGAGGCGGCCGCCAAGGTGGCCGATGCAACCAGCGCGGTGCGGAAGGGTCTCGCGAGGATGGACTCGGCCACGACGCTGGCAGCCTACCTAGCCGAGTGGCAGGAGGGGATGCACGCCATCGTCAGCGAGCGAGTATGGCGCAGCTACGACAGCGCCCTGCGGCGCCATGTCCTGCCCGAGCTTGGCCGCCTGCGCCTGGCGGACATCACTACCACCCGGGTCTCTGCGATGTTGGCCGCCGCCACAGCCCGCGGCCTGCGCCCCGGCTCCGTCGCCCGTGTCCGCAGCATCATCCGCGGCGCTCTCGAGGACGCCGTGCGCGATGGCCTGCTGCAGCGCAACCCGGTCATCCATGCGCCACCGCCCCGAGCCGAGCCGCCGCCACAGCGGTGGCTGGACGTAGCCGAGGCCCGCCGTTTCCTGGCCGCCGCCGCCGATGATCGGGACGGGTGCATGCTCTCCGTTCTTCTGCTCATGGGCCTGCGCTGCGGAGAGGCCCAGGGCCTGCGCTGGGCGGACTACAGCGAGGAGAGATCCCTCGTCGAGATCCGGCGCACGATCTACCGCCGCGCCGGCGTCTGGCGCGAGGGCCAACCAAAGACCGCCAGCTCGCGCCGGGCCCTGCCCCTGCCGCCGGCGGCCGTCGCGCTTCTGACCTCAGAGCGGGAGCGGCAGCTGGCCCTCGGCTCCTGGGCTCCGGACGCGCCCTTGATCCAGGACCCTAAGGGGAAGGTCTACGGTCTCTTCCGCCTGCGCGCTGCCCTGGCCCGAGTTCTGGCCGCGGCCGGCCTGCCACGCATGCGCCTCCACGACCTGAGGCATTCCACTGCCTCGGTTCTCCTGGAGTCCGGCGTCCCCGCCCGCGTCGTCGCCGACCTCTTGGGACACAGCACCGTGTCCGTGACGCTGGCCATCTACTCGCACGTCTCCCCGCGCCTGGTGGACAACGCGGTCGCCATTTTGGGGGGGCTTGCGCCCCCTGTTGCTGCACAAGGCGCTGCAACAGGAAACAACCCAGCCCTCGACAATTCAGTCACAGCAAGGCCAGAAGGTGCCTGA